CCCTTGTAATGATCCATGTGGTACAATATACCGGGCGTTCTGTAAACTTTGTATCCAAGCCTTGTAAACCTCACTTCGCGTTCTACATCTTCGGGACCATAAGCAACAAACATTTCGTTTTCACCACCGCCTTTAAAATAGGCTGCACGGTTAAAAAAAACAGCGCCACCAACGCTTAATTTATCATTTTTGGTAGTGCCTTTAAACTGGTGGCCTGAAAAAATACCGACATCAAAACTTTGTTCTAATCCCTTAAAGTTTGGTACCCGTGGCACCCTGGCAAATCTACCATCATAAGGGTAAACCACATCAGATTCTTCAGAACGCAATTTTTTAATACTTCGCATAATTTGTAAAGGCGAAATAAAAACATCTGCATCCCAATTCACAATTATTGATGTTTTGGCCAGTCTTGCCATTTCATTCAGCATTTTAGTCCTGTGAAATTCTTTGTAATCGAATTTAATGTATTCGCAGCCATAATTATGGAAATAATGAAATTGATCACTACCCTGTTCTGAAATTACAATATTCGTATCGAAATGCTTTTGAAGCATGCAAACATTAAGGCCTAAATTTTGTTTTCGGTCACTATGGTCATAATGTACTGGAATCATAAAGGTAATGTCGCGCAAATCGATTCTTTCTTCCTCGTGAATTGTCCAACGTGTAGGGTAATAATCTTTTGTGTCGTTTGCCTTTTTTAAAGCACCATCTAAAGTGTTTAAAGGCCGTATAATTTTGCTTTTTGATGTTTCACCAAGGTAAGCTCCAAACCATGAAAAAGTAGAATTTGAAATTATAAAGTCATCGCATAATGACATTAAACACAATTGTTCAATAGCATTATAATTTTCTTTATAATAATTTTCTTTTTTTAGAAATTTAGGATCAGATTCTGTGTAGTAAACATTTTCATAAGATGAAAAATGAATTTTACAATATTCGATATCATCAGAAAAAATTATTAATTGTTTTTCTTGTTCCCACCCAGGAAAATATTTTTCAAGTGCTGTAAAATAATAAGTAATTGGTATTTGCGCATAATTACTATTCAGTATAAAATCTCCTCTTCTTATTGATATTGCTATGGTTTCTTTTTTAAAGAGGTTAGAATGTTTTTTCTCAACATTTTCTTTAAATTCTTTTTTGAATTTAAAACATTCCATTACTTCTTGAATGCAGTGTGACCAATATTTCTCAGTTTGAAAATATCCATGAAAATTGATGTTTTTATTGTAGTCTATTTTGTCATAAAAATCAGGCGTATAATGAAAAGATAATTCATTAACTGTTATGCAATTATTGGGTAATTTATTAGAAAAATTAACGCCGGTGCATTCAAAATATTTTGAATAATTCCATTCTGGTAACACTAATTCCTTATTATATTTTTTTGAAAACCCAATTAGGCTACACAATTGTAGGCATTGGTTTCCAAGCCTTCCGAAATTACCGAATTTTAATTTTGTTAACATAGCAAGAATCTTTTACTTGTACCTTTTTTTATTTGATCAAATAAAAACCAATATTTGATATCATTAAATTTTGCGGCTTCCCTTATTGAGTAATAATATACGCCTGTTTCCGAATCAATTACTAATTTAATGTTTTTAGTGTTTGGATTAATTAATTTGTTTTTTTTTGAATTTGATATCTTTGCTTTTGTTTCTTCAGAATGCACCATGCCTAAACGATATTTGTTTCCGTAGTGATGTTCAAAGCATGGTTTTTTATTATTATAAAGACCTAAATCATAAGCATGTTGAACATTTTCAGAACGCGTGGACCATTCTAAATTCCAATCATTATTATTTAATTTATTCCCGTCTTTATGGTTAACTTCAGGTTTATTTTCAGGATTTTCAACCCATGTTAAAGCAATTAAAATATGTACAGTACAAGTTTTTTTTATTTTATCAGTATGCAGACTTAAATACTTATAACCCCTATCATTAATACTAGTTTTTAGTATTTTTACCTTACGTGTCAATTTTCTACCACGGGTTGTAAATATATTTTCAGCTCTTACACTTTTTATTAAGCCAGACTTACTTGCCTGATAATACCCTTCATATCCAGGAATATCTTTCCAAACTTCTTTATCCACGTTTAAATTCTTTTACTGTTTCACAAATTTCTTCAATAGCCCGCTCAACTTTTACTTTTAAGCCGTGGATTGTATCTTCTAAACGGATGTCAACCTTTGCCATTAAATCAGCCCTGTTATCGCCAATAATTGCATAAGGGATGTTTATCCGGAAGTCACCATCAACACTTTGCTGTGGTGTAAAATCAATTCCGTAATCAGAAAGGTCGCTTTTAAATGGACCAATTAAATCATCACAATTTTCCATTGTTGCCTCTACAAAACCGCGCATGAACTCAGAATTGTAGTAAGGTACGTTTGTTTTTTGCATACTCATTTTAAGTTTAAATTTATTAAAAATGCTGGTCTTTCCCAGCTGCCATTCTTTACAAAACATAGCTTCGATTAATTAAAGAGGCCCGCTTTGCCTATGCTATAAAATAATGTCAAAACCTCGGGGATTTTATAGTTAAGGTGTAATGTCTTCGCTCCACAAGAAATCGTAAGAGTTATATGCGCCCCTGACCCAAATAAATTAAATTTCTACTTTGCCAGCGTAGGCAATTACGTAAACAATTTCGCCAGTCCTGTGGTTACCAAAACATTTACCTGGCATTGGACTGTTACCGGCAAGCGCCTGTTCTTTCATGAAAGTGTTAACTTGGGCATCCATTTCTTCCTGTGTTTGTTTTTTTTGCCACCATTTTCTTTTGAAAACAAAAGATTTTAATTGAGGCACATGGATTGTTTGTTTCTTTACTTTTGGAGTTTCTTTAGGGCCTTGCCCTTGTGGGGTATCGTTTTGGTCTACCATTATTTATGTTTAAAAAAACCGGTGACAATAGCCACCGGTTAAAGTTAATGTTTAATTTTTATTGTTCGATGAACACTAATTCGTTTTTAGAATCTTCTTCTAACCTTTTCAGTTGCGCATCAATAATCACCTTGGTGTTTTGGTCAAGCAACATGATAAGATCCGGTGATTCAAGCCAAAATTTAATTTGCGCACTGTCAGCGTCACAAGCAATTTCAACAGGGAAAATTTCTTCTTTTTCACCAATAAAAACAGGCATCTTTAACTTGAAATTTAATTCTAAGTTAGATTTTACAGTGATGTTTTTAACATCCTGGATGTTTCCGTTTTGTGTGTTTACTTTTACAATTTCCTTGCTAACATTAGCCGAAAAGTTTTGTAACTGGTCAATTACTTTTTTCCAAGATTCAGGATTTTCGAAGTAAAATTTGTTTTTACGAAGGTGTTTAACCATATCGCTTACAAAAAAAGTATTTTCCTGATTAACGCCAAGCTGTTTAATGGCTGGGTTTACAATCAATGCGCCTTCAATCTCTGAACCTTTTTCGCTGTAATCTTCAATAGTTGTCAATTTAATTTTACGTTCCCTGTAGTTATAAAGCACATGGGATTTTGAATTGTTAATTTCAACGGTTCGTTTTGTGTAGAAATTTGCCGGTGCTGAAATTGTACCATAAATGACCACAGCTTCTTCCTCGTGAAGTTTTAGTTGGTGTGGCGTTGGTAGTGTTTGGTGTTGAATAGTCAAAACACCTTCTTTTGCCTCAAGTTTATTGAGGTCTAATTTTTCTAACTCTTTTTTGTCTTTTTCCATGTTTATTGGTTAAAATGTTTATAAAAAATGCCCCGGACTGAGGCCACGCCGTTTCAGCTTAATTCAATACGTTGCTTACTGTTATCCATCGTTAGGCGGTTTGCCATTTGAGTTATCCGTTAGTACCAGTGTGCATACTGTAAACTTTTGTTTGACGTTCGTCAGGGCGAAGTTTACGGCTTGAAAGGTAAATACCGTCAGCATCGTAAGTATTCATTTCGCCGGCATCATGGTCAGCAATCATAAATACCGTTTCGTCGTTTTCGGAATATCCTTTTTTAATACGGTCAAGCGCATCACTTACACTTTCGCCGTGTTCTTTCAATCCTTTTTGAAATTCTTTGTTAACGGCTTTCATTTCCGCTTTAATTTCTTTAATGTGGATTGACGATTCAACAACGTGGTCTTTCATTTGGATTTTTTCTTCCAATGTATAAACACGCGGAACTCTTTGAGTTTCCGACTTATCGGCAACTTGTGACAAGCGTTCTGCACGCTGTTCTTTTGGGATGTCTTGGTACAGGTTTTCTTTTTCCATGGTTTGTTTTTTTTAATTAAAATTTAAAACTATTAATAGGCAACAAATATAATTAAATATTTACAAATATGCGCAAATATTTATGTTAAATTTTAGTAGTTAATGTAATTATTCCAGCAAAGTATTTGCCCCTTAAATGGTTGAGGGTATTTAAACCATGCCAAAAGTTCATCCATTTGCAAGCCGTCATTTTCCGCCAAACGCATAGTATCAAAGTGGTTTATTGATTTTTCATTTATATACAAATGATTATTACCGGTACTTTCAATGTCCCAAACTTTTAATATTATTTGGTCATCCGCTATAATAATTTGTTTTGAATTATATGGTTTACCAGACCATATCCGAGGGCTGAAATTATCACCTTCTTTCCAGCGTTTACCCATTCTTATTGTATGGTGTTTAGGTCTAAAATCACCAAGCATTAAATTACTTACACGTGATTCTAATTGTTCAGCATGTACACTTACAGGCAATGGTACTTTTATAGATACCCAGAATTTCTCCACAAAAAAAGTTGGCTGGCCCGCTTTTGGGTGATAAGCAGGAAATTTCTCACTAAACGTTATTACTTTTGCCATACTCTTTTTGTTTTAAAATATAAATTTCTTTAATAGATATTAATTCTTCTTTGGTGTATTTGTAAAACCGCCCGGTTATTTTTTTTAATTCAAGATCCTTTACAAATTGTTCACCATACCTGGCAATTAAACCGTCACGGTAATTTAATTCATTTCCATTTTGATAATGATTGCATTTCCTACACTGCTTGTGACAATTATCTTCATCAAAAATTAATCCGGAAAACAATTCTGCTTTAAGGTAATGCCCGCCGTCAAATAAATCTGTAATAGCAGTAGGGCATGAAATACACCCGTATTTTTCGTCACGCATACGGATATATTTTTGAAATTCAACACGCGCCTCTTTCTCATATTCACCCAATGTTTTTAACTTTTCCTGCATCACTTTTTTCTTCACATTCCAATCCTTTTTTTCTTTTTGTGAATTTTTACTTTTCATTTCAGCCAAAAAAACAGTTATGCATTCCGGTTGCTCCATGCAGTATTTTTGCAGGAAAGCTTTAGGTAGGAATTTTTGTTTACAGTGCTTACACCTCATTGCGGATAATATTATCAAAGTAATCGGTTATCTTTTTTTTACGTTCCCGAAATGGTGTTTTTGCATTTTGATCAGGAAATAATTTATTGAATAAAATAGGATACGATACGGGTAACTTTCCTGATTCTTTATAATACTCAAAAGACGCGTTACATTCATAATCAAGTTTTTTGAAATTAAAAAAAACAGGTGTATTTGAAGTTCGTATTATTTCTTCGTTTTCCATTATTTTCTTCTATCAGGTGTATTATCCGGAAAAGCTACCATATTAATCATTTCTCTAAGCCTTGATTTAACACGTTGCCCATAACGTTCTGAAATAATATCAGTGTTAATATTTGTTGTAAAGTGTGTTTTTCCAATTAAATTTTGGTGACTCATAAATCTGGATAAAATTAATTCTGCCATTACATTTGATTCGTTACCGTAATGTTTTTTATCTATTTCAGTTCCGAAATCATCAAAGCAAATTCCAATCTCTTTTTGTCCGAAAGTCCTAACTGTATCAGTTGATGGTATTAAACCCTTATATTTCATAAGGGCATCATGTCCATCCTTTGTAAACTGGGCAGATATGTCGTTAACAGAATGAACTACAAAACTACTGTTTTGGTTATTGGCAAAAAAACGCATTAAAGACGTTTTATAACATCCAATAGGCCCGTAAAGCATAATCCCTTTGCGAAGGTTATAAGGCCCATTAGGGTCGCCTGAAAAGTACCTGCATAGGTTCCAAATTATTTGTTTGTTTGTTTCATCAACTATAAATCCAGTATCATGAACTTTTTGGTATAATTCATGTGGTGTATAAGTTTTATATTCCATTTCTTGAGATAACTTTTTTTTATACTCTATTATCCTATTATTGAAATACTTTTTTTGCCTAGCCTCAAATAAAGCCAGTTTTACATCATCATCATTTAACTCAATGTCTTTGTAAAGATCAAAGAGTTCCTGGTCCTCCTGGTTGGAATTCATTACTTCCGATATTTTTTGCGGTTGTGCCATTTATTTTATTTTTTGCTGATTGTAAATATCCTTCAAATTTGTTTCCGAATAACGTTTCTGGCCTCAAAAACTTAGCCATATCAGGGTTTTTACCCCATTCAAACTGTTTCGATGAAATAACTTTTTTAAAATCTTCAATGGTGTAGCCCTCTTTAAACCTGGATCGTACCCATCGTTTATTCGATTCCGTATTTTTTTTGAAATCTCGACCTGTAGTTTCATTTAGAATTTCAATTACAGTTTCAATTTCAATTTCATTTACAATTTCTAAAGGTAAGCGTTTGGTAGATAAATTTTCATCGTTTGGTAGAGGTTCGGTAGATGTTTGGTAGCGCTTTTGTATATTTTCCTTTTGCCGGTCTGAGTGTTTTTTTCTTAATTCTATTTTTTCACTCAAAACTTTATTGAAATAATTTCCGTTTTCGTCTTCCTGAAATTTATCAAAAATTTCTTGATCGCGACCTTTACAAACAAAATCAATATCCTTTAAAGTTAAAAATCCTTTTTGATGCTGCAAACATAAAAGGCGAATATAACGCCCAACCTGTTCATCACTCATGGTATATGTTCCTGATAAAAAATCAGAAGTGTAAAATAAAAATGCTGGATCTTTAGCCATTGGTTATTTTTTTATATGTACCGAATTTTCTCGATAACATTGATATTAATACTAAATCATTTTCATCTAAATTGAACCACTCTCCGTTAATTTGCCTATCATAAAACACTTGATGAAAAAAAGATTCGCAATCATTCATTCTTATGGTTTCAATATAGGAATGAAGTTCAACTTTAAAAGGAAGTTTAACTCCAAATACATTTAATCTGTTATTTAAATCTTTTGTTTTTCCTATTTTAAAACCATAATCGGATTTTATAAAATAAACAAAAGAACTCATTTCTGGATCTACTTTTGATTTTATAAACATATCATTAAACTTTGCGGTTTGAACCTCTGAATATTTTATCATTAATTCAGTAGAAAGATCAGGTAATATATAAAATCCTAATTTAAATTGTGAGGTTTCAACTTCACACTCCCATCTTTTTATTCTTAAAGACTCTTCTTTTCTCACGTAATTAAAAATACTTTCCTGTTTAGTATGTATTTTTTTTACAAGTTCTTTTAATGTTGCGTGAGCAACTGGTCTTAAATATTTTTTTCCAATCAGTATGCTATCAACCTGAATATTAAATTTATTAGTAATAGCTTTTGTTAATTCGTTAAGTATTGCCATAAAAAAAAGCCGCAAAGGATTTTCACAATATTGAAACGGGAATCTTCAAACCCTATTGTTACTCGCCCTTTGCGGCTATTAAAATTTTTCATGTTAAGATTTTTTAAACCGGTTTCAATCGGCGTGTTTGCAAATATAACTATTTTTTGTCTTCCTGGTAAATTATTTTTAGTCCTAATAAAATTGCCAGTTCAACTTCAATCTTTGCCCCTGGACTTTCATGCCAGTTTTTTAACGCGTAAACGTGGCCACACTGGAGCATACAAATAATTCCCTCGCGCATGTAGGCGTGCCAGCTTTTATCGTGTTGGTGTGGCAATTCTGTAGGTAATTTAGGTAGTAAATCCATTTCCAAAACCTCCCATTCGGCATCTTTGAAATTTTTCTTGTAAACTTCTTCAGGCAAACCCGTTATTTTTCCGGCAACGTAACAGTTTCTATTCATGATCAAAAAGTTTTGTTTTAAAAATTTTACCTTTTCCGTTCCAGAATATTTTCTCGACGGTCTTTTTTTTATTATTTGTAGCCGATAAACTCGATCGATGATTGAAACCATCTAAAACTTCAAACGGTGCGTCATATTCGGAAATGTAAACAGGATGATCAATATCCCTTGCCCATTGGTAAAACTTTTCATGATCGAAACCGCCCTCTTTGTATTCGCCAGTTCCTTTGTATGGAATATCGCAATAAATCACCACGTTTTCACCTGAAATACTTACCTGTTCGTATGATCTGTTCGTTATCTGTAGGTTCTGTAGGTTCTGTAGGTTCTGTAGTCGTGTTAAGTGTTCAAGTAAAGTCAATCTTTCTAAATTTTGAACATCAAACCGTTTATTTGTTTGTTTTTCAATTTCTTTACAAAATATTATTCTCCGCTTTTGAACATCTTTTATTTCTAGTAATTCAGGAATATCAACACCAATTTCATTCATTGATTTTAAGCATCCGTTAACGATAAATTCGTGCGCAAGGCGTTTTATTTCTTCTATATCAGTGCCATAAATGTAGGAACTTTGTTTATTCCCAAAACTCCAGCAACTCATTACGAAACCAGAATACCAGTCAGCATCCAAACGTTCGCACTGATTGAAAAATTCATCTCTGGTAACCCATTCGTAAAATTTAGGATCCAGTTCTTTATTTTCTTTCAGATACTTTACCAATTCAAAAATATGGCTGTTTAATTCATTATAATGAACATTGAACCGGTAATCCTTTATTGCATTAAAGGAAATAGATCCGCCACCGCCGAATAAATCGTAAAAGTCAGTTATACCTTCATGACGTGAGGTGATAACTTTTAGAATATCTGGGGCTAGTTTGCGCTTACTTCCCATGTAAGGAATTCCAAGGCTCATATTTTATCAGCAACAGATTTTTTGTGCGCGTTTAAAACATTCCAAATCCATCCCTGATTTGTTCCCAAATAGGACTCGATATCTTTGTTTGAAATACCCATCACATGAAGATCAACTATCTTTTGCTTTTTAGTTGTTTCAGAATCAACAACAGCCATAATACACTTGTTATTTGTTACCATTAATTCTTTTTTGGTAACGGATTTTGGTTTTTTCTCTTTTGGAGTTTTTTCCTGGCTAATTTTATTAACCTTTTTAATTTCTTTTTTAACTGCTTGTTTTTTTGCATTTGCCTTGGCAATAATGGCTTTTAAATCAACTGGTGGTTTTTTGGTTGTTTGCATTTTTTATAGGTTTAATTAATTTATAACGCGCGTATGTGCCGGGGTGTCCGTACCGGTTCACAAAAGGAACTTCTTCTGTAATTATATTATGGCCGTCTTTTTTGAGCCTAAAAACAATATCTGCTAGTCGGTAAATATTATATAAATTCACAGCATCCGGCATTGTAAGTGGCTGTTCAATTAAATGAAAAAGTACGCACTCTTTTTGTGTTTTTGGTGTTTTGTATAATCGTGCGTTTACAATACACCCTGTCTGATCACCAAAAAGTTCTTTACAATTTTCACCCATTTTTGAAAAGGTTTTTACTCATCCATAATCTTGACTCAATAACGCGCTGTTTCATTTTCATGATTAAAACCTCGTTACGTTTAAATTCAATTTCAATAACCCGTTCTTCCATTGGAATATCATATTGCCAATCGGTGCAGTGAAACTCAAAAAACGGGTAATCTTTTTTGAACTGTTCCATATCCACAATGCAATTCTTTTCAATTTCAATACACTGTAAAATATATTCTTCAGTTTCTTCGTCAAGAATACCCATTTTATAAGCTAAACGCCGCTTTTCATCCATAATTAATTCAGCAGGTGTGTTTACCAAGCAGTAAGCAATTACGCCAAACTCTGCGCCGGTTAAGTCAAGGTAAACGTTTATTTGTTCTTCGTAGTCATCGTTTACGTCAACACAAGATGGTAAAGTGGTCCAATCCCAGCAACTTTTAATGTCAATTACCTTGGTGGCTTTCGTTATTGATTCGCCTTCGTATAGATCAAGTTCGCCTGTGAAAAATTCATTCGTTAAACGGGTGTCATTCTTTTTGAATATTTTCTTTTTGAACCTGGAATAAAGAGTAATTGAGTCATTTTCCGCTTCTAAACCTTTTGTGACGTATTTGTTTTTTAAAGGATTGCGGCGTTTCCACGCATGCTCGCGATACATATCAACAAGTTTACGTTGGCATGTTACTGATTTTTCAACTGGCCAACCTTTACCCGTTCCACTCATTATAGCTGCCATTGAGCTGGCACGAAATAATAATTTATCGGAGTTTTTCATATTGCAAATGTATTAAATATTTATGAATATACGTAAATATTTATAATTTAATTACGCCTTTTTTTACTAACTCGAAAAAACACTTTGCCGTGGCTTCCACGTCTGACTTAGAATCATGCGCACCATCAAAATTACAACCAAATAAAATATTGTGTAATTCTTCTAATTTCGGTGGTTTAGGCCGGTTCATTCCTGCTGCTGCCATTTTAGGCGTAGGCGGTAAATTACAATACTTTACACTTGACATCATGGTGCAAAACTTTTTAGATGTAAATTCCGGTTTTAGTTCGGCGCGAAACAATTCGGAACGTACAACCATGCCGTCAAAATAAAGGTTATGGCCTATTGTGTAGTCGCATGACATACGGTCTTGAATGAATTGTAACAAGAGTTCTTTAACCGGCTTACCTAATTCTTTGTTTTTGTTAATGTCGGCATGTTCACGGAAAAAATCATTATCCGGAAACGCCCACCCGTCTGGCTGAACATATTCATTCACGAATTTCAAACATTCGCCGGCATCATTATAAATGCCGTAACTTAGTTGGGATAACCGAGGCATGTTTGAATAATCTTCAGCACAAATGCCTTTTGCAAAAGTTCCGTTAGTTTCACAGTCGTACACAAAAAATCTTTTCATATTTAGTTTTTAAGGGTTATGTAATCTTGAATTTTTTGAATTAAGCCATTAACTTCAGAAGAAAGTTTTTGGTGTTTTTTACTTTTAAAAGCGCTGTATTTTTTCTTTAAAGCGTCAAGTTCAAAGTGTAAGTTCTTAAACTTTTCCTTGTCACCTTTCGAGGCTTCCAATTCTTCCGCATCGGCTTTTTCCTTTGCAATACGGTCGGCCTCAATTTTTTCTTTTGCTGCATTAACGTTGTTTGTAACGTTTGTTAGGTAGTTACCCCACGGTTCGCTTTCCATATCTTTAATGATATCGGCAGATACCATAATATCACCAAAGGCCATTTTACCATTTGTTTCGGCAAGTCCCAAAGCAAACAGGGCTTTTTTTCTTTCTGATGTTCGTTCTTCAGCAGCCTTTAAAAGTTCCTGCCTTTGTTTTTCAGCTTCCTGTTCTCTTAAAATACCTTGTCTTTCCTGGGCTTCTTTTTTAACTTTTTCATCAGCCTCATATTGCATGTGTTGTTTAGCTGCTGTATCAATTTCTTTTAATTGTAATTGATAATCTTCTTCACTAGCATTTAATAAAGCAGAATAATCACGGATAAACATGATATAAGGCTTTAACTCTTCATTTCTTTTTTTATGCAAAGCTTCCTTTTCAGCTTGTTCTTTTTTCAGGCGTTCGTTTTCGATTTGCGCCGCCTGTTCACGTTCCTTTTTTTCACGGGCTTCTTTTTCTTCAGATAACCTTTTTTCTTCGGCCTCTTTTTCGGCGGCTGCTTTTTTAGCATCAAAAAGAATTTTCGAATCAGAAAGCAATTTATCGAAAAGCGTTTGATCCATTGTATCAAGCATCGGGTAAAAATTTTCGTCAATTTCGTACGGTGCCAGTAAGGCAATACGCTGTTCTTTTAATTCTGCTTTTTCTTTAGCCTGTTGTCTTTCGGCAAATTCCTCTTGTTCGCGTAAATACTCTTCTGTTGGTAAATTTAAATCGGTTAGGTAAGTTTTTATTCCATCTAACAACCGGCCATAATTTAATGAATCAGCCTTTAAAACTTGGTGAGTATCTTTTATCCCAGTTCTAACTTTAACCAAAGCTTTACGGCCAATTCCAGCTTGTTTCATTTCCTCTACTTGAGAAATATCAGTAACTTTTAAAGACCTGGCTTTTAAAGACCATTCAGCAGCTTGTGTTTCAAATGGTTTAAAATGCTCAATTAGAGTTTCAAACATCATCCTTTGGTTGGTTGTAATTTTGCCGTCATTATTTTCGCCAACTATTTTTTTCGACAAATAAATTTCCAGTCCGGTTTGTGCCGGTAAATTGTTTTCTTCCATTTAATTAATTTTTGATTTTTAAATTAAAACACAGCCGCCTACCGCTGTGGTTTTGTTACTCGGCATCTCCCGGATACGGGCTTAACACTAACAAAATCCTTTAGTTTTAATTTTATTTTGTTGTTGTTAATTCAGCTAATTTTTCGTTAAAAAGATCCATTTGATCCGGGCCCACGTGTTCTTTATATGATTCCAAAGTTGACACATCTGCAGCTTCTTTGATCATGGTTTCAATACGTTCTTTTTCGGCCTGTTCGCTGGTTTTTTTCGGACCTTTTACTTTGCTTTTAAAAGCTTCTTCGATTGTTGTATCTCCGTCTTTTATTGACTGGCCAATCCCTATTAAAACAACCAAATCTTCACCTGTAATATGGTCAACAGCGGCTTTACCAATAGGTGCAAGTATTTCTTCTTCACTAAGGCTGTAAGTTTCTTTAAGGCCATCCATAACTTGTTTCCGGCGCGCAATAAATTTATTCTTATCACTAATATCGCCTGTAATTTTTCCCATTGCAGCCTTATAAACTTTATCAACAACCGCGCGTGGTATTACAGAAAGCACCGCGTTACGCAAAGCGATTGAGTTCGCTGCATTACCAGTTACAACAATCATATCTTCGCTCATGCGCCCTTTTTTTGTCATAATTGAGCGTTTAACCTCTACCTTAATAGCAAGGTTTTTCTCAAGATCAAAAGCAACAGCCTGACTTGTAATTTGGTTTTGCCCAATATCAACAACCTTGGCCTCTACCCTTAAATTCCCCCAAACCTGTGCAAGTATTTTTGCTAAATGAACCGAAGGCCCAGTGATTGGTTTACCGCCACGTGGAACGCTATATGTACAAGTTGCAGCCGTCTCTTTATCCATAGTAACAATGGCCACAGCTTCCTCGGTTGACCTTTTTAACATTCTCGGGAATGCTTTTGCGGTTGCTATTTGTACATCTAAAGAGGCGCGCTCTTGGTTAAATACAACTGTAGAATCTACTTCTAAAATTTGTATTTGGTCTTCACTTTCGTTTTCCATTGATTAAAAATTTGATGTTCGTTTGTGTTTGTTACTTTTTTACTTTTGCAGTTTTCTTTGCCGCCTTAGCTTTTTCAGCCTTTTCGCGGTTATAAGAATCCAGCATGCGTTTTTCAACCACTTGGCTCACCCCTGCCCCAAATGGCGCTGTTTCCATTTCTGTTAACATTAGGTCCGCCAACTCTCCTTTGAATTTTACGGGCGCTAAATAAAACTTTCTTGCTTTAAGTTGTTCCCGTGGCGTCATTGTTTTTTCCGGGTAAACTCTTTTTTTTGTTTCAGTTGTCATAATATATTTTTTATTTGCAAATATAACTAAATATCTTTTAATATGCTTAAATATTTTCGTTATTTTTTGTTTGGTAAAATTGTTTTATAAATCTGGTAATAATTTTGCTTTCGTTAAAAAGTGCCGCTTTTAAAACTTGGTGTTGGCACGGGGTGGCAATTTGAATTTTATCAAGTTCATCGCGGTACTTTGTTAAAGCATAAATTTGATCAAGGCCGTTTTCAAATTCATCTTCTGATTTTGAAAGGAATGGTAAATCGTAATCTTTTGTCATTAGTTATAATTTATAGTGTTAATACGTGGCCGGAAATGCTTTGCCGGTGCGCTGGTTATTACTATTCGGCAATTGTCAGAAGGCCAGTAAATAACTTTAAACTCATCTTCGCCATATTCACCAGGTATAACCAGCATTTTATCAGGTGTTTTTAAACACTTGTAAAGTGCAATTATTTCGGTAAAATCTACGTTTGAAATGTGTGCACTCATTCCTTGTTTGCCTGCTTTCATAAGTTCTTGAAACCTTTGCACCGATTCAATGATTTGATCGTATGCCTCAAATGCTGTTAGTGTTTTCATTTTATTTGCTGATTAATTTTAAAGTGTGAGCGTCAAACATTACAGTGTTACAACCAAAGTTTTTTAATTCAATTTGGTATTTAAGTGCGTGCGGCCGATCAAATTTAATTACCTGGTTTTCTTTAAGGTCAGAAATGTAGGCTTTGATTGCTGATTGATAAATTGTTTCCATGACACAAACATACAACAAATATCTGAACATATTTATAAATATTCATGAATATTAATAACTGGTTGATTTTCAGTAAGAAAAATTTAAGATAAGGGTATAAAAAAACCGGTTTAAACCGGTTTAAGTTACTTAAAATTCTGAGTGATCACTTTCTGAACCACTTATAAAGCCTATAAAGGCCGTAAATAATTAAAATCAGCCATATTGGGGCCGTTACATAGAAATAATAAAGTAAAGCCCCGTCGCGCTGCGTTCTGTGCTGTAATTGGCAATTATCGCGAATTTCGATTTCTTTTTCGGTTGTTTTAAAACGCTCGATTGTTTCCTTTTGGCTTTCGATAATAAGTTTTAAAGAATCAGCATTACACGTACCAGTTAATTTGCCATCTTTTCCCTCAATAGTTTGGGTGATACCGTTCTTTGTTGAAGTTTCTTTAAAGTTTTTCAACTTGCCAGTACTGTCACATGGCGAAGTTTTATAAACGGTTGGGCCTGGTACAGCAATAAGGCTTGGCGTGTAAATTATTTCAAGTTTTCTGTTTGTAGAATCTTTTTCTTTTACCTTTGTAGAAACAACGCATTTTTTAAGGATCCGGGCTTCTGCTTTACTGGTTACGCACTCAGTAATTAACGCCGGTAACATCACCAGCAGAAGAATTTTTATTATTTTCATTATTACATATTTTTATTTCTTCCAAACAAATACACCCAATAGCCAGGTCAATGACCATACCAATTAATCCTACCCAAAGCGCATGCGTAGAACTATCGGTTGCCCATGTGCCAATAGTCACAGTACCGAAAAGTGCTTTAGCGATTTGCTGAAGTTTCACAACCTCAGCCTGTGTTTGCCCGGTCAAATTCAAGATTGACCAGTATATTTTATACTTTTTCATCTTTTCTTTTTTGAAATATTTTTTTCGTTAATGCCAATTGTTTTAAGCCATACAGGCACGTCAAAACATGGGCAAGCCTTATTTTCTACCTGATTATGCCCAAGTATTTCAATTTCTGGGTGGTTTGCTACCATTTGAAAAACATAATTTCTTAGCGCTAATAATTGTCCGTTTGTACGCGTATCTTTTGGCGTTTTACCATCTTTTTCAACCCCACCAACATAAACCACATGGCGTGATAATCCGTTTAAGCCTAATGCTCCGTTTGTGATTTCGCGCGGCTGCACAATATCATCATTATCATATGGCACCAAGTTTGTAACCTCACCGGTTAAATGGATCATATCGGAATAACCAACTTGTTTCCAACCTCTGCCTTTTGGCGGTGGCGAAGTATGCATTCTTTTTATGTCTTCAGAAGTTAATTCACGCCCTTCTTGTGTGGCCGTGCAATGGATTATAAGATATTCAAGTTTTTTCATTTTATTACACAATCAATTGGTGTGTTTAAAGGCTCTACTTTAAAGCACTTTTTATTCATGCGGAAATTAAATTCCAATCCCATTACAAAATAATCATAAGGGTACATCAAAAACTGGTTAATTGTTTCATCGTAGGAATATTTTACAAAAGGATTTACCGATTTTGGTTTTATGTTTGCCAAATCAATATTGATCATGTTGTAATTATCAACGTTTAATCCGGAAACCAACAATTTACTTAAAAGTCCCTGTTGAACAATTGAACTGTAGCTACAAGAATCGGTACCTAATTTCGGTAAATTAAGCCATGCAACTAAATCAATACTAGCGGTCCAGTATACCCACGGACCCTCCGAGCGCACCGGTTTAATACCATTATCTTCCAAATAAATTACGCTTTTTTTACTCGAGTCCGGGCAAAGGTCTAAATACCTTTTATTTTTATTGCATTCATCAAAAGAAGTTTGGCAATCAACCGGAAAAGTTTTACGCGTAAAAGATGATCCGTCTTTTGAAAAGTCTTTGTAATTCAATACCCGTACAATACCGGCGTATTTATCCATAAATGGTAAATCCTGAATTCGGTCAATAATTATAACACCTAAATCGGTAATCATGGTTTTTTTGTAATTACTATGCGTGGTTTATACATTACTGAATCAGGCTTTTTAACGGTATCAACCAATTTAACCGGGTTCAAATTCTGTATGCCAGGATCCGGTGCCTCAATATGGTTTTCAAGTTTTGCTCTTGCGCTTGTTGAAATAGTATGTGAGGTTTTTACTGATAAAATTTGCATTTCAGGCTCTTCAATAATAACCGGCTTATTGTGAATTATTGGGTTCATGAAAGTCGTGTGACTATTAACATGAACCTTTTCTCTTTTTTGATCTTCTAAAATCTTAGATTCAAGCCGTGCAACACTTTTATTTTTATTATCCATGCTTATAGCTGATGCAAAAAACATAAATACAATTGTACCGATACAAGCCAAAAGAATAGTCTGCCTTTCGGGCGTGTCTTTTTTTTCAGTTAAGAAAACAACCGCTTTCTTAAAAAACACAATTATTTTATTTTTCAGATTTTTGAACATGGTTATTAAAGTCGTTTCTCAAATATTCGAGGTCTTTACTTAGCAATGCAAACTTGCCGTCATTGGTTAATTTATTTTCTCTTTGATCAGCTTTCATATCCCAAAAATTAAACAAAGCCCCCCCGGCCATTAATGCGTAAACGATAAGCTGCCCAATACTGATCGAAAAAATCTTTTTTTCAAAGCTTACTGGTTCTGCTGGCTTCGTCGTTTCCATATAAAAATGTGTATATTTTTTTGCCCATTAATTTAGTGCCAAAATACGTATGTTTTTCGGGAAATACGCCCTTACAACCGTGGAGAAATGAAAATAATATAAACAAGTAGTCGATTATTTCCGGTTTTTCTTTTTCTGAAACGGGTTTCGTCAATATCGATGGGATTATAATTCCTATTACAAAAACAGCTGAAGCAAGTTTAACGTATTTTTCAAACCTCAAATCTATTTCAAAATAATTTACGTATGCAGTTATTCCGATAACCACCAAATAAAGAACATGCTTTAATTTATCCCAAATTCCATCAATGTACCATGTGCGCGGATCATCTTTTCCGAATGGTGAAGGCGGGATTATATGGTCGCAAATTTTCCAAATAAAAAGGAAAATAATAATTGCGAAGCTTATTGTTACAAGCCTTTTCACTTAAACACGTTCAACCTGTCTGATTCTTACAGGGCGGTCTGGATCTAAATTGTCAATAGTGGCAATACCACCGTTTGCAACCGCATCAATATCAGCATCGGAAACGGGGCCGGTTCCCGTGGTAGTTACTTTGGCATTAATCATGTTAGTGTACAAAGTGATTAATTCGGCTTTAGTTGGGTTTGTCATGAGTTTGTTTTTTTTAATTTCCTTTTACTAATACGCTTATTTGTGTGGCATTTGGCACCGGTGTAGTTGAACCGAGTAGGCTAATGCCAAGCAATGCAATTACCGCTGTGTTTGTAGCAACCCTGGCCGATACCGTTAAAGCTTTTGTGCCGGCATTGTAAGACCATCCAAAAGTGTAATTTCCATTCACGTCATTAATGATAGGATTCACATAAGAAATGTTTGTGTATAAAGCGGTGCCAGTTGACGTTCCAGTACTTGTTAAATAGAAAGTTGCAACACTACCAGATGTAGCAGCTGTGGCCGTGTAATCTGTTGATGTAGCTGTGTAGTTTGGGTAATTACCTGTAATTCTTATTCCGTTACCACCAACAATAGATACAGATTGATTTGGGGAAGTATTTGTAATAACGGTTCCGCTTACTGAAATTCCAGTTCCTCCACTATATGAAGTGCTTGGCGTCGCAATTGACCATGTTCTGTCGGCTGCTAAATTTTGAGTAACGCCGTTTATTGTTATATCTCGGGTTATTGGTACACGGTTATTTATAGATCCGTTTAAAGCAGCAACGCTTGATGTTACAGCACCTATGGTAGGGTAATTTGATAAATCTGCTGGTGTTGTGTTTACGGTGAAGTTTGGAAATGAGCCTGAAACAGTTGCAGAACCGGCCCCGCTTATATTTGTCATAGAATACGAAGTAATGTACCCTGGCCCATTAGTGAATTGATTGAGATTTGAATAAGTTGGCACGTTTAAAGTCATGCTTGGCGAGATGCCTGTTAACGAAGCCCCGATTGCCGTTAAAGTTAATGCTTGCGCACTGGCCGGCTTATTCTTTAAAGTATTATAGTCAAAGTGGAGTGAATCAACACTTGAAAAACACAACTTTTTTGTAGTTGGATTAATCCATGAAATACGCGCATTAGATGTAACAAAAGGATTTGACCATGAAGAAATTGAATCGATATAAATATCACGTGCGCGCAAAAAGTGGTACCGGAAATCATTCGTGATCCTAAAAGCTACTTTTCTATTTCCAAATAAATTTGTTGGTTCATTTGTTTTAAAAATCTCGTAACTGAAATCGGGGTTTAGGCTCGCGGTGCTGAAATTGTTTTGCGCATTCATTTCGCTGACCATTTCGTAAGCAATTACAGCGGTTGAAACACCTTTTACGGCTGTATAGATTTGTTTTCCTTTCGGCAATGTAAAAGACATCGCCATTAATGCGATGCCTAATATTGATGTTTGTGTTAACTTTTTCATTAGTGATTTCTTTTTATTATTAAACACCCATACCTGCGGCAACTTGCATATTTGCCATTATTTGACAAAATGCTGCGTTCGGGTGAATTTCATCATCACTATATGCCGGGTCAATGTCGCCAGGGTTCGACGGATCCTCCGACGCTGCATAGTAATCAATAACGGTAATACCATCCACTCCATCTTTAGCGAGTATCCAAGAATTTATTGGATCTAAATTTACACCATTTCTCGCCAAGCAGGTTCCAATATATACACGTGATCCAGCCGTTTGAAAAGCGTCGATTATCGAATCGATGTTGTCTTTAGTTGTTTGTAAAAGTATACTATTCGCCGCATCATTAGTTCCAATTAAAATGTGGATTACTTGCGGGAAAAACCTCGTATATAATTCAAGTGCAACGGGATTAGATAGCTCGATTGATCTATCTCCTGCACCAGCAAACGTTTCAATGGTTTTTCCCGTGGCAGTTGCAAATTTATTTTGATGTCTATCGGCTACGCTTCCAGCATTGTAACCGCTTGTAATTGAGTCGCCGTAATATCCAGCGTGAACACCGATTAAATAATTACTTCCAAACACTATTGAGGATATATCCCATGGTGACATTGGAGCACCAACAACTATTTGAGAGGTGTTTGGCTTAATGTTTCCTAGAATAGGGTATGCTGTATTAAATGTAAAGCTACACGATGCTGTGTTTGATGTGATTTCGTTTGTGGCTGTTATGGTTAAAGTATTTTCGTCCATACTGGCTTCCAAGATTGCCCAAACGCCAGCCGGTAAGACTAGATTTGTTGGTGAGTCCGCAATGGTTGAATTTCCTACCGTGTTGAAAATAACAACACTCCAGTTGTTTGTAGAAGAGGCGTAGTATATACCCCAATAGATCGAATCACCTTGAACTGGATTAATAGATCTCATACCAAACCATGCGCCCACCTGCCCAGTGGTAGATACGCTTGGGCGCACTCTTGTTTTTACATACCAATTGTTACCGCTCCAAATTACCTCAGCCAACCGCATGAAATTTTGGGCAACGGAGAAATTACCGCCACCGTTACCCGTTACACTTAAATTGCCCGTTGTAAAGGTTGGCGCAATAGTTCCAACATTGGTGTATGTTCCGGCGTTTGGATTAAAATCTTCTGTAAACATATCTCCAAATGGAGCCGGTGTTATCTCAATACCTACCGCTTCAACCGACACAGCCTTACTAATAGCTCCGGTAGAAGTGATAGAAATATTTGCCGAATAATTTTGTTCTGCAAGTGGGTTTGCTTTTACGTAAATAGTTTCATTCACTATGCCGCCACTTGGCACTAATACTATAGGTGACTGATTTGTACTACTGTTATTAGTATTAATGATAAACCTAGAACTTGGTGATGTGATAGTGACATTATCTTGCAAAAATTCACCGGTAACATCGAAAGATTGTGAACCTGAAAAAGTGTTTATTGCAACGTTTCCGAAATTAATATCATCAGGGTCAACCATAAGCAAACCGACACCTGGATTGCCGGTAAGTATCCATGAAAGAATTTGATTAGCTGTTAAGCCTGTGATGTCAGTTCCAATAGGTAATAAAAAGGCTTCCACAGTAGTTGGTGAATTCAGGTCATAAACTCCACCTCCGCCACCACCTGAACCGTAAACACGCCAAGCTGGTTTGCCGTTTTCATCTTGCACGATCATGTCGCGTAAAATTAAATCGGTTGGTACACTGTTTGAACAATCAATATATGGGTCGCCTGCTGCCATGTTTTATATTACGTTAAATGCTGGTTTACCATCTTCATCTTCCACAATAAGGAGTCTTAAAAGTTGGTCAATTGATAAATTTCTTCGTTTGTCGCAGTTTATCCAAAGGGATAACCCTGAACTTGATCCACTGTCTGTTAATAATGCTGGTTTCCCATTTGAATCTATATAAATCATGCTCTGTAAAAGAGCATGATTTGTAAGAAAATTATTATCGCAGGTTATGTATGCATCCCCAACCATATTACTATGTGCTTTGGTTTAAAACTAAAGCAAAGGTTTTGGTGGTTGGTTCGTATGCGAAAATTTGGCTTAAAATATCACCACCGACATTACAATCAATTTGCACATCGCATGAGTCAATAAATTTAACCCTTAATGCTGGTTTTCCGCAAGTGTCTACACCAATTGAAGCCGCAAGTAAACTTTCAAATGTACGTGGTAACCCATCATCACATTGTAAAGCTTGCGTGTTATGCCCGGATACTTCCACAATTGGCATACCAACTAATGTACCGCTTTTGCGGGCCATTGAGGTTAAATGGTGCATTAACCCGTAATTATTATTAGAACAATCCATGTTATTAAAAATAAAAGGTTAATTATTAAGATTCTAAACCGATATCATCACCATGTAAAGGGTGAACAAAACGGCAAGGCATTTCGTCTGCTTTGAAACGGAAAATGGCCTGTAAGGTTTGTAATTCCTGATCACTTTCAGGAATAACTAATTTCCATTTACCTGAAACATCAATACCATTAGGCCCGCCAAACGCAGCACCGTTGGTTGTTTCAATCCAGATTTTACGGCGAATATTACATTTTCCGTAACGGGCATATTCGTAATTTTCCTGGTTAACCTCATCAATACGCGCGTTAATTGTATAGTCTTCCTGACCATAAAATGTTCGTCCGTTTGACATAGGGATTTCAGTGCTTTCGCTGGCTGGCATATCGCCAATAACCAATAATTTACGGATTTTCGCCGGGTTGCTATCAGCCATATTCATACGACCTTCCCATTCGGCAGCGCTGTTTTCATCCGTTAAAGGATAACCAACACCGGTTTCGTAAATAGTTGTGATTTGACCAAGCGCACCTTCTGGAGCGCATTCGCTGAATTTGGTTGGTGGTAATACTAATTCGCAACCTTCGCCGCATTCAATATCTTCGCAAGATGTAGCCATGACTTTTTTGTTTTAATTTTAACTTTATAGTTAAGCAAAGCTAAACAACAAAAATCCGGCATAATTTATTTCAAATAAATTTCTTATATAATATCGATTGGGTCAGAAGTCCCGTAATTATTTTCTTTTGTAAGATTTTTTACCCGTATTTTGAAATCGGTTGCATCAGTTGAAAGTGTTTTGTCGATGTAAGCGCTAAACGCGCCTTCTGAATCACTTTTTTCAGTAATTAGTGTGTCAATATAAGCCCCACCGTTTTTACTATATTCAGGATATGCGAAACTATTTGGCAAAATAAAACCTTCAATTTTATAAGATAGTATTTGAGTTTTAGGGTTTAGAACTTCTGTAAAACCAGTAATTACAGGCATCTTTCTATAAACTTGGTACATATCATCTTCAAATTTAAGCCTGTAAAAGTGGCTATCAGACACGTTTTTAATTATATCGCTTAATTTTACAGGTACAATTGTATCATCTTCACAACGGAATAAACCATCTAATATTGAAGGTGGGTCTGTTATAACTAACTTGTAAGGGTTTTCCGTACAATCGTCTTCAGCTGTATAATCAAACCCCGGACCATATTCATCTAGTGAAATACAACAGCCTGTTTGAACTAAGCTATTATCAATTAATAGAGTTAACAATAGTTTTTGGTACGCATCTTCGTAAACGTTAGAAATATCCTGCTCTATTTTTTTTATTACATAACTGCCATTTTGAAATTCTTCTGAATTGTTTTTTGGTTCAAGTAAAGAAACTTCATCATGTAAAAATATAGCTGACAACGCATCGGTCAAAAATTCAGGACTTATTATTTCTAAAACTTTTGTTTTACTCCACCTTTGTAAAACAGGTGTGGTATCGCCAATGCCATCTTCTTCTACTTCAATAATTGTAGGATATTCCGGCCTGAAATATTGTGCTGGTAGGAAAACAGTATTTGTGAATACGCAAGGTAAAGTTTCTTCACTATAAATTACTTTATCGGCTAAATCACAAGAGTTTCGCCATGCTAACCTGTAGTAATACTGAATTTCTTCTACTGATTTTATATTAAAAACCTCACTAAAATAAAATTCTTTTTCTGCGTTACGGCCATCTTGAAATTTAATGAAAAAATAATATTCCCCCTTTGGTATTTTTAAATCATTAATACCCTGGCAAAATGCGTAAATTTCTTTACCGTTTTCTAATTCAATTTTTGTTAAATCGGGTATAAATTGATCTAAGTCAACATCTCGAACGTCGTTAGTGTAACAAAAAATATCTAAAGCCTGACTTTGAATGTAACTTATTTCAAAATAATCTTCTGTTGTTGCGTTGAAATTTCTGAACTGTATTGTAATAGTCCCAGAAGTTGGAGTAAAATCGTAAGTATAAGAGCCGGCCTGTGTAATTGTAGCAATAAGTCCGGCACCACTATAAATCCTGACATCAAAAACAGCCGTATTGATAAAGGTATCAAAGACAATTTTAAAACGCTGATGACAATTAGGTACGTTTATAACCATTGTTGAAGGTTGCCCAGTAGGTGTATAATCATCTGGATCTAACTTTATACTTTTAAATATATTACAATCGTTTGTAAATATCTGTAAAGGCGATGGCGATGGGGAATAGCTCTGTGTTGGATAAGGCCCAAATGCATCAAGGGCATAAGGTTCCTGTAAATTTGCAGCACTTTCAGTAAAACGTTTATAAAAACCTTGCTCTTTATCAGTACAAATATTTCGCATTTTGAACTGTACAGGTACAGGCATCGAACTATTTTTTTTTAGTTGAAAATGCGGCAATTCTTTGGCACTATAATTTAGTAATTTTTCACAAAGTGGTTTGTGATTTATACTAAAACGTTCCTGGTTAAATAGGTCATTATAAAAACGAATTGGCAGAATTAATTCCGATTGGATCATGTGTGTTTTGTTTTGAATGTTATAGTATCTCTAGAGTAATTTACTTCTGCTTCCATAACCATACCGTCACCTAGTTCTGTTTTTACTAATGAAAATATTTTATCATGATCATCATCACAACAATTTTTAATTATAACATCAACTTGTTCCTTTTTATAAACAGGACTTAAAAAAGTTGTTGCCGCATTATTCATATTACCTTGCGTAAAAGGCCTGTTATGTTTGTGTAAATCATTATGTAAGTTAGCTATCGATAACCTTCCATTAGCTTGCGGATTACCGCTTAAAGCACCTGTAGCAGTTACTGGGTTAAACTGGTTATTTATTGTATAGTCCAAAACTAAATCCCAAAGCACAACACCGTCGAGTGTGGTTACAGATGTATTATTCTGTAAGTATGCTGGGTTTGTTGAAATCAATCTGTCACCTCTATCTTTTTCCTTATTATTACTACATGGTCCGTAAATAATTGGTACACCAAGAAAATCCTGCGGGTTACCGTTTTCAAATGTCCAAGTTTCTTTTTTAGGAAACTCGTCAGTATTCATATTAAATTTACGTTTGTATTTATTGAAAGGAAAATTTGTTTGTGTTGTTGAATCATATTCTACACTTCTAACAAACCAGCTATAATGCTCAAACCTCATGTAATATTGGTTTTCAATTACCCAATAAACATTAAATACATCGGCAAGCATTTTTTCTATAAATTCAAAAGTAGTTTCAAAATAGAATTGTGGATTTGATGCGCCAGGATTTAAAACATTTGATTTAGTTGATATTGCAATGTAGTATGGGTCTTGGCTTGGGTTAACATAATTTGGTTTTGGAACTAAAGCCTGAATGACGGGATCGCCACTAAATTGTGCGCTGAGTATTGATGCTGTTTCTTGAACACCAAGAAAATAATAAGGCGTGAGTACCCAATTGAAAAAATCACTTATAACATAACGCACACCGGCAGCACTTCCGTTTTCAAAACCTTCACACCCCATACCGATACCAACCGCAACGCCCCTAACCAAATCATATAAATCATCGCTTATAAAACGTTCCGTATTGGCTGGCGAAAATTTCAGACTTCTACCAGCTGTATTATCAGTTAATTGGCCTATGGTACCGTTAGCGAATGCTGTTGTTAACCCAAATAACCAAACTTTATCGCTGTTTTCTTCTATGCATGGGTAAATAGAACCATACTGCAATGAAATGTCGGCTACACACCTATCTAAATCCCACTCTACATTGTTAAGCGTGAAATATGATTTTGAAATTATTACTTCGCCAGTTGCGCATTCTTTATAAGTATCGCACCAGAATTTAACACAATCATCTATCCTGCCATAAAAATAATTAAAATCTTCTTTTGCAATACGAATAGTATTTCTTACATCCTTTTGGTAATATAATTTATCCTCAACTTTCGTTTCCGTTATTATAAAATCCCGGTTATCTATTGAATAAACATTTCGCCTAAAAACGTAAGTATTTACAGGCGTACCAGGTATTTCTTCAGTTATGTAATGTCTAAAACGGTATCCCATTATTATATTTTAAATTCAGTTTTAATTTTATACCAACCTTTGTATTTTAAAAGGCTAATGTCTTTCGGTGTAGTTATTCGAGAAATAACAACATCTAAGTATTTTTTACGGGCAACCGTATCGTTTTCACCAACATAAGGGCTATAATAAAATGAAACAATATCGCCTGTTTTACATTTAAAACGCCTGTATGTTTTTACACCGTTAAGTTTTATAATCAGTGTATCGCCACCATAAATTTCGCTTGCATTGAAGTTGTAATCTATAATAGGAATTTGTTTTTCAATAGGTTTAACGTCTTTTTTCTTACAAGAAAAAGAAATAAATAATACTAAAATTAAAACTAAATTTTTCATCTTTTTTAATCAAATATACGTAAATATTTACAAATATCTACCTTTTTTTAATTATGATTTTAGAATTACCTTTTTGGATAACTGTATTACCCATGTGATCTGTGTAAGTTTTTTCCGATTGATTCCTTATTACTTTGTCAAATTTAGTGTTAATTGTTTTTAGTTCCTGTTCCATTAATGAATTGTCAACTCGAGCCTCTGAAATTTTTTGTTGATTTATAGTCCTTTTTCCTGAATTAATTCGGTTTGGCAGCCCATGGTCTAACGACACACCAGTGCCAGCCAATTCTTTTATCAATTGCGCCCGGTAATCATTTTCGTTTCCGGAATGTATACTTTCAAATAGGTCACGGTGTTGGCGCGTTGCATCAGCCGTATGCACAAATTCTTTACCGTGAACAACCCCTGCAACTTCTTTTGTTCCTTTATCACCAGTGTAACCTCCCTGTTCGAAACCTGGTTGCGCTTGATCTTGTATTGCATTAAATTGTGCCACTTTACTGGCCGCAAATGCACCAGCCATTAACGCTACAGCTGCAATGGCTAATGGTACACCATAAGGCCCAAGTGTTTGAGTTGCTATTTTGAAAATATTTGAAGCGGCTGTGACTAAATTACTTGCCTGTGTAATGCTGTCGATTAATAATTGTGCCTCTTGAGCACGCTTACGTTCTTCTAATAATTTATTATTTATTTGTATTTCTTGCTGTTTTTGTAATTCTTTTAATGCTATTTCTTTTTGAACTTTATCAAAATTATTCGCATACCCGTCTTCGTTTAAACCTTGCTCTTTTTTTAATCGGCCTTCTAATTCTTTTAGTTCTTTGTCGTAAGAGTCAATTTTATCTTCATTTATTTTAATTTCTCTGTTTTTTTGTTGTTCTAAAGCGTCAAATATTTCATTTAAGCTGTTTTTGAAAGATTCAATGCCTAATTCTAAAGCAGATAATTGTTCATCATTTACACCAAGCATTTTGGCAAAATCAAGCGGCTCAGCCGTTTTGTTAAAATTATCTATTTCCTCCTGTAAACCATTAAGTGTATTTACCGATTCAATGCGCAATTTTTCCCCTTCTAAACGTAGGCGCTCTTGCTGTTCTTCGCTGGCGTTTTCGTCAAGCTGTTTTTCGGCTTCAATGGCAGTAAGTTGAAGTTCTAAAGTTTGGTTAACGTAGTTTCGCTTAATTTCAAGTTTGCGAATTTCTTTTTGCTTTGTAAATTCTTCTTCGCTTAATCCTGGATTTGTTGTTGCGTCAACAGATGCTAAATTAATATCTTGCTGTAATCCTAAATTACTAACGTTTGAATTAGCAGTTGAAAGCGCGGCGGCTTTTAATTTTTGTTGTGCTTCTTTTTCTATTTCAATAAGTCTATCAAGCGCATTTATACGCGCTTCGTTTCTGATAATGCCAAATTGTTTTTCCTGCTCAACAGATAATTTAAAATTCGAGTTGGTTAATTTACCAACATCAATAAAATGTTTCTTTAAAAGATCAAGTTCTTCTTCCTCGTATTTCAGTTCGCGTTTAATGCGTTCTTCTCCGGTTAAATTTTCAAGTTGAGCCGCCTGTACTCGTTTTCTTAAATCTTCTTGGGCTTTTGCATAATCTTCAAGTAATTTTAATCGTGCTTTATTTGCCTTTTCTTCTTCATCCATAGCGGCTTGTACACGCTTAACTAATGCGTCATAATTTGCCCTGGATGCCTTACCTTGAACATCTGCAAGGTGTACCGTTTGCTCTGTTACCGCTGTAACAGAAGCTTGTAATAATTTCAATTGTGCATTATATGCCACCAAATCAATTTCGCCACTTTCATAAGCAAAATTTAATAAAGTTAATTCTGTTTGTAGTTTTTCCAATACGGGTACAAATTCTGATTTGTTTGAAATTGCAGCTAAATCAGCCGTTATATTATTTAATGTCCTTTGGAACTCAATTAAACTTTCGTTTAATGCTGCTGGATCTAAACTACTTAAACCACTACCCAAACCAGGTAATAAAAGATTTAGATTTAATTTCCGTAACGCTGCTGAAAATACATCAACATTACCAGATGAATCGCCTAGTGTTTCTGTTACTTGGTTTGTTTCATCTAAACTTTTATTCAATTCCCCAAGCGCTCCGTTTATGAAATTAAGTACGCCGCCGCTTTGGCTTGATGAAAGCCTTCCTAAATTATTAAATAACGCATCGAAGTTGTCGCCAAGGTTAGAAATTTGACCACCAAGTGTTTTGCTAATAGCGGCCATACTACCAGAAACGCCCTCAAGTTCACCAAGTGAAAGAATATAATCGCGAATAGATTGGTTTGTGAATTCTGTTTGTGTTTGTACGCCTTTAAAAGTGAAAGTAACATTGGCACCTTCTTTACTCGCTCGGATCCCAAATTCTTTTAAACGTTCAAACTCTCCTGTTTGCGCATCAATAATCGCTTCGGTCAATTGGTCAAATTGCTTACCGGTTGATGCCGCAAGGTCACCTAAAGCAATAATCTGTTCACGTGTTGGTTCGAACCCCTGATTAACTAATTTTACATAGCTTTCGGTTAATTCAGCAACACTAAAAGGTGTTTCTGCTGCAATTTGTTGTAATTGTCTTAACGCGGTTTGCGCTACCGATTTACTACCTAAACTATTGGTTAAAACAGCCTCAAATTTCTCGAATTCAGACCTCACAGAGATTATTTTACCAACAAAAGCACTAATTGCACCAATTGAGAAAGTAGCGGCCACCAGCGGGCCTAATTTAGCGAATCCGGTTTGTAAAACTGAAACCTCTTTATTTACAGATTTTAAATCCTTTGATTTTTGCCCAACAGCTTTATTATTTTTATTGAGTTGCTTTTCAATTTCTTTTAAATCGGCCACTTCTTTTTTTAGATCAGCATCCAGTTTATTGGCTTGTACATCAGCTTTTTTAAAAGCCGTTGCCATATCATTACCCAACTCTTTTGATGCGGTACGTAGCTGGGAAACGGTTTTTTCAAGGCCATTTTCGAGCGGAGTTAAATCCTGGAATATTTCTAAATCTATACGAGGCATTATTTTTTTATTTTTTTAATCCGTTTGTCAATTTCAGCAGTGTAGTATCTCAAATGCTGGTAAAAATCAATAGTGTTTGTTTTTAATAGTGCGTCAATTTCTGTTTTATTAATTTTTAAACTTTCATCGCTGGTCATTGCCTGCAGTAATTCATTCCAGTACTTTCCCACTTTTAAAATATCATCCGCTGTGTATTCAATAGGTACCGGCGGTGGTATTTCTCCTGGTTTTAGCTTTTTTACCCTTTTAGGATATACTCGCTGAATGTTTTCCTGAAGCCTTCGATAGTAGCCAGCGCTAAGTGAAAAAAACCATTAATACCATAGCCCTCCGAACCCCAATCCTGTATTTTTGCATCGGCAATATCTTTGTCGTATTTACCTAAATCTTCACTTTCAACAATAATAAATAAAGTACAAATTTGAAGCGCGCTATCATGCCTGTTTTCGTTTTCTATTTCGGCAATACCGTTCATCATGTTATGAATAACAACCGCCGCATCAGGCATTCTGTTCTTATTCATGGCTTCATAAGCCTTGCTCAAATTTTTAAACAGTTCAGCAAAACTTAACCCATAGGTTAATTTTGGTACCATTTTTTGATACTCAATGTATCTGGATAGCGGTATTTCTTTTAGGATATGGTATTTTTTACCGTTCGCCGTGAAAGAAGATTCCTTTAAATCTAATTGTTTTAATTCCATTATTCGTTTGTGATTTTATTGATTATAAACTTTGTCGCACCCGCAACAAATATCGTAAATAGCACCGTTAAAGCATGTGGTAAAATAAACAACGGTGTGTAGTTATGCCAATTAATAAATAAAAATACCCATAAAGCCCATTGCCCGGCCACACATTTTTCGCAACCAATTAAAACCATAAATAATGAATATAAATACCATGGTCTTTCATTACCACAATCATCTTCGGTTAATCGTAATAATTTAATATAAAGCCAATTAAATACCATTCTTGGTTCGGTTAACCAATTAGTGTAAACGTATGCCCCAATGCCTAAAAGTAAGGCTAATTGATAATTTATCATTTTAAATATTGGTTGATTAATTTTTGTAATCCGGTTTCATAAATTGCCTGCAGGTCTGCTGATTCTTCTTTTGATAATTCAAGTAATTCTGTATCCAATGCGCGGCCATACTTTTCGTTTAATTGTTCGAACACGTCACGCGTATCAATGGTGCCAGTTTTTTTACCGCCTTTACCGTAAACATCTTTTTGGTGCCGGCCATTGCTGCCAACCGTTGTAACTGTTTTCAGTCCACTTTGAACGGTACCTAAAATAGCAATATCACCAAGCGTTTCGCCTGTGAATGAAAGCGTAACGTGTTTTGTTGGCCGGCCATTTAATTCACGAAATGTTTTGTAAGAAATTTCTTTATTCTTCTTTACGTAATCAGTAACTTTTTTATCAGCACCGGATCCAAGCCCTTTGCCAATAAAAAATAAAGGCGACATTGGCTTATCGCTGTATTCCCCCAGGCTTTTACCCTCGGCTGTTTTTCCGTCATCAATAAGCCGGTTGGTAATTAAAGGAATGGCAGTTCTGGCCATTTGTTCATTAATAACCTGCATGGCATTGGGCGCAGCGGCCAGCATCCTGTTTACATCGCTATTAAATTCGTCAATTGACATTAAACCTTTATTGATTTTTTTAGTACTGTGTTTTGTGCGTCACGGCAAACTAAACAATCGTTTTCAAACAAACGGTTTGTATTTTTGCATGTGTCTTCAATGTATTGCTGGTAAAAGCCGGACCATTCTTTTATTTTGGCATTAGCGCCTTCGCGGTTCATGAGCGTAAAACGGTTGATGTTATCACTTGCAAGTAATGATTCGAATAAATGTACACCGGCACGAAAACGAATAGCATAAGCCATGTTTAATGCGTTACCATCATTTTCGTAATCCAAAGGATATTGATCACTGCAAATAATCTCGCTTATTTTACATTTCACCTCTACCTTTAAAGTAATGCCATTCAATACTGAATCGGAATTTACTTTAAATGAAGATGGGTTTAAAATATCGTTACCGGAAACACCTGTAAAGTCAAGCCATTTTAAATATGGCTTTGCGTTACTTTGCCCACCGCAACCACAATCTTTTTTATTATTCTTTGGTTTAAAATTTCCGTTTAAAAGCATTACAGCGTAATAACGAACATAATTTCCGCTTTCATCCCACATAGGTAATTCAACAAGCGGCGTACCATTTGGACCAGACGCCCATGTTACAAGATCAGCCGTTGCGTTTATTGGTGTACTACCGAATACCATTTCGGCATCGGCACTATCACTTACTTCTTTCCAAATTTGAACAGTAACCGGCGCGTTTTGGTTAATGATAATCCCGATTTTATTTACAACAATAAAACCGCCTTTTATATAATCCGGGTTAATGCGAATACCTGCGTAATCAGCATTTAAATTATTCACATTTGCTTTAAATGTGCTTTGCCCTAATTGGCCAGTAAAAGTATTGAATTTAGGTTTGTAAAAACGGCTTACACACCCTAATAAATCATTTCTGTAATCTGTTTTTGCATCTTCAACTGCCTGGTCCATACGCGCCCACAAATCTCCATTCTGGCAGTCGTCGGCACCGCTGGCAAAGTTGAAATTAAAACCGTCGAGGCGGTCTAAATATATTCCGGATTTTGAAACGTTGTAATCTTCCGGACGGCCTTCTTCACTACATTCACAAGTGGTTTCAGATAGTCCAATAATATTGTCGAGGCATTCAGGCATGATAAAAATTTATGTACGCTAAGTTAATATTAATAAATGGTACTTATGTTATTTCAAATAAAAAAAGCCGGCTATTGCTAACCGGCTTTTTTACACAAAACGAACATCAAATTAATGACGCTGCTCGGGTGAGCGTGTTTAGTTAGATTCAATTGGGCCAGTGCCGCAATCAAATAACAATACGCCGGTTACATCATCGTTACATCCAAAAGGATTTAAGTAGATGCCATAAGTGGCGCGCATTTTAAAGTCGTAAAATACTTTTTCGCCTTCGCCGCAACTTTCTTTATAGAATACGTCGTACCAAACACCTGGCAATGCTTTCGACTGCACTGACCAACGTTTACCGAATTGGTATTCTTTAGGATTGTTTTTTGGGTAACGGGCTTTGTTCGCAAAAGCAACTGCACCTTTAGCAATCATATAAGAACGTTTAATTTCTTCGTTTACCAAGTCGATATTCCAAATATCCCAGTATGTACGCATACTGCCTAATTTTGGTTTAAGGTCTTTTTGGTTTTGGTTCAGGTTTAAAAACTCTGTTTCCCACATTGTTTGATACAGGTTTGTGCCATGGATCAAGAATGGGTTATTAAGTTTATTTTTCTTAGCTACAAGTGCAAAATAACCATACATAGACGGAGTCCAGTAGTTAGGTGCAATGTAAGTTACAGATCCGTCAACAACGCCAATTCCACCTTCGTATTGGTTTACACCAGCGAATGAGTTTAATTTAGCAACTGTTTTTTGAGCCAAGTGTTCATCAAGTTTTTTCATAGCGTTCAACATTTGAACAGCTAAAACCTCTTGTTGATTTAATTCACTTGTGTAGAAAACAGATTCCTCTATTGTAAACGGAATTGTTGAGCATTCGTCAAGCGCGTAATCTTTACTTCGTGCCTCGGCTTGTGGCCCGGTCCAGTCACAAAATTGATCAGCTTCGCCGTCTGTGCAATCCTCTACTTCGCCACCGCAATCAGCAGCCCAAATGATTTTTAGTACTTTATCTTTTTCAGGGTTTTCAATCACTGAAAGTTTTGCGGTCTGTTCTGCACGGATGGCCGTAAGAACACCGACTTCTGGGACGTAATCGTTAACAGTTTGGTTATCTGCCCACAATTCATCCATTTTTGCTACTGTTTTTTGCAGTAAAGCTGGGGTAAAATTACCCGGATTTGATGCCATGGTTTTTAGTTTTTTAAGATTGGTTAAACTTTTGCTGCGTCGCGAGCCTCTACCGCCTTATTAAATGCAATACGCTGTTCGTGGTCGTTTTCAGGTATTGAGTTAAAAATTGCAGTGTACTCATCGTCGTTTGTTGGAAGTTTTCCAGTCCATTTGTTTTTTGCACCAGCCGCACCTTGGTTTTGAGCGTTTTTATCCGCGCCGGAACCTTGGTGTTCTTCTCCTTGTTCAAAGTCCCAATACTTGTTAGCAGTTTCTTTCACCAGGGTGTCAAAACTGATTGGTTTCCCGTGTTGGTCTTCGTGGCGTTTACCTTCTTTGTTCAAAATAATGATATCATCGCCGTTTTTTTCATAAGAAAAACCACCCAATTCATCCATGAGTAATTTCTTTTGATTGGCGGCTTTTACCGGATCTTTTGACAGGATAGGTTTTAGGCCTTCAAGTACTGTGTTGGCTTTTGCAGAAACATCTGAAAAGGTTTTTTCCTTGGCAACGCCATCTTGAAATTCTTTTAGCTTTGTTTCACCTGCTGTTTCAGCATCTTTAATTTGTTTCAAAAGTTCTTTCTCGCGGTCTAAAAAGACTTTGTGAGTTTTTACTTTATCATCATCTAAAGCGCCTTTACCAGCAGCCGGAATTTTTGCCGCAATAGTTTCTTCGATTAATTCGATGCCTTGTTTATCGGAATCAATGCCAAATTTTGCTTTAATATCTGCTTCCATTTTAGATAGGACTTCTCCTTGAGCCTTTTTGTAACCATTGTCGAACATGGTTTTTCCGGCATCTTTAATGGTCTGAATGCGCGCTACATCATCAGGTAATAAGATATCAAGTGCATTAGGTACTAATTCTTCATCATCCCCGTTTTTTACAAAGACCTGGGCCACTTTGTCAGCAGAGTAGTTTAACGTTTTCTCTAAAAACGCAGTGATAATTTTTTTCTCTTCAGCTTTCATTTATTTTTTGTCGTTTGTGGTTTTGTTTTCATCCGCTGGTTTTTTAATAACCCTTTCCTTTGGCGGCACAACGTTGGAAACGATTTGTTCATCCTTATCTTCTTCGATAATTTTGAATGTTTTTTTGGTACCCATGCCAGCCCATTCTTCTGGAGTGACATTGTACTTTACTTTAGTATGTATGTTTTGAATTACCATAATTAAGCGCTTAATTTAATAAACGCTTCAGTACTGAAATCCAAAGTGGTAGCAAGTAATAAGCGTAATTCATCATTAGCTATTTTTTTATGGTACTCAACTTTGTTTACTGCTGATTCATTGTGTTTGTCCAATAAATCCATCATTGCACGGCGTGTTAAACCGTCAATTTCAGCTAAAAACTCTTTTTGTTTTTCTTCTGAAACTGTAGATGTGTTTACTGTAGTTTCAGGTTCTTTTTCATCTTCTTCTTTCTTAACAGTATTTGAAACTGTTTGCTCTTTAGGCTTTTCACCTGTAGGCAATTTTACCGCCTGGGCTTTGATTGTGTTTTCGGTTTGCTGTTCATTTAGTAATGACCAACCGTTTTTATCTTTTAAAAGTTTCCAACTTTGTTCGCTAAAAACCATTTTACGCCCTTTTGCGTTTATTGCTACTACTGATGCCATAATTTGTATTTCGTTTTATAGTACAAAAATACATTATGTTAAATAGAAAAACATTATGTTAAATAGAAATTACTAACAAAAAAGCTATTTATTAACAAAAATGGGTTGTTTTTAGCTTGTTAGTGTTTTGATATCCAAAACTTTGTCTTTTTTGGTTTCAAGATAACGAATTGCGAGTGCTTCGTCAATGTAATCTTTTCGGTGCCTACATGCATAACCGCCAAGGTCTTCTAAAGGGTGCCAAGTTTGTTTTTTACCGTCCGGAATACCTGGGCGTAAATTTTCTTTTAATTTTGAATACGTCAAGTGGCGAAATTCGGCACTGTTAACTATTTTACCGTTACACCTACGGCAAAAAGGCCGCGTATCTGTAATGATCCCACCGGTATAGTAGAAATAAATCAGCCCAAGTTCATCAGCTATTTCTTCGCTGGCTATACGGTCAACTTTTGATAAAGTATCATAAGCATTATTGCGGTAGTATTGCTGCAGCCCACCAGAAAGCGGTTTACCTTTTTCACCCTCAACTGTTTTTTGAAGTTCTTGCCTGAATTGCTGAAAGCCTTTTCGCTGTGTTAAGGACTGGGTCGTTTGTTTTTTGATCTTCTTTAAAAGGGTTTTGTCCCGAATAAATTTATCGGTAAAGCCGTCTTTAATTGGTACGCCGCTTTCAGTTAAGCCAAGGCCTTTATTTACTACTTTGATGGCTTTTTTTGCACCTGCAATGGTTGGCTTTGTTGATATGGTACTGAAATACTGTTCATTCAAAGGAACTATTCCTTTAACATCAGTAATAAAACCTTTAACAACAGGTACGTTGTACTTTGCCATGAAATTGGTATAAATGGCATCAAGCCCTTTCACCATGCTCACATTTTTGCTATTCATTACCAGTTTGCCGGCGTTCTGCTCGAGTTGTGATAAATACTCAGTGAATATTTTATCATAAAGCTTTACCGCAAGCGCATCAACTTTGGCAATGAGTAAAGCCTCGCGTTGGGCAAGGTATTCTTCACGCAATTTTGCGGCTTGTATCCTGGTAAGTTTGGCCATTAATTAAGATTTGGCTCTTCTACTGCAATATTTTGTTTTGGCACGCCTAATAACTCAACGGCTTCTTCATTACTGTATCCGTAAATAGATTCAAGTAATTTAATTCCGGCTTTTGGTGTGGTGGTACCAGCCGAAACGGAAGCCTGCACCGATAAGATCCCGGCAATACCATCAGCAGACCCGCGAAGTTTTGCTTTTGCATCAGATTCAATTTCTTCAGGTGTTTGTGTTTCGGCTGTGCCAAATGCATCGGCCTGACTTGCGGCTTCCTCGTTGTTAATTGAAGTAACCATAATATTTACTTTTGCCCGTAAAGCTGCGCGTTGCACGGCCTCATCGAGTTCGTAAAAGTCAATATTTTTGGCGCTAAACTCGTATTCAAGTTCACTGAAAATAAGGTTGAAATGCGCATGCAAAACTTTGTTGTATTGCGTAGTTAAATCACTGGCTAAAATGAAGTTTATTTCATCGGAAGTTTTACCCTGAAACGGTTGGTATTTATCCTGTGTTTCAAGTTTGTGAATTTGGCGTGGTTCGTCGGCGTAAACTTTCTTATTGATCTTGTTATTGATGGATTTTATAACGTGGCTGGCCGCACCGCTTTTATTGGCTTTGCTTAAAGTTTCCATTAGATAATCTAACGGTTCCATTGCAAAATCATTCGGGAATGTGTGCGTTACAACAAAGTTTGAAGCCAAATTATTCACCTTGGCAATGCACCAGTAAATAAATTGGTAAGCATTGCTATAATGATCAGCAAAATCTTTAATAACATCGTAAACCGACTCAAGATCAATTTCGTTTTCTGTTGCTGTTTTGATTATTTTGGTATGGCCATAAGTTCCGCTGTTATAAACAGCACCAAGCGCGTAACGTTTCAAATCTTCAAAGCCAAATTCTTTTTGAAATTTAACCAGGTCAATCGGCGGCCCTTTGTAAGCCATCATGTTTTCTAGGCTAACCATTTGTGTTAAATCATCAGGCATTTTAATACCGATTAAATCCTGCGAGCTGGTGTGCGCAATTGTCCCACTACCATTACAGGTTTTACAGGTTTTCCCTTCAGGTGTTTGCCCGCCCAAACAAGGTATTTTATTACCGGCATGGTCGTGGCCTTCGCATTTAGGTAAGTAAGCGAACTTTTGCGGGAATGTGTGAAGCCTTTTTGTTAGGCTAAATTCCGACATTGTTTGAATACTGTCTTCGAAATAACATTTTGCGGCGTGAATAACCGGCACCGCTGTTCTGTATTCAGTCAATGGGTCAAGGTTGTTGCCTATGCGAAACGCCGGTACCATACCGAAATTATGGTTAGTGATTGTAACTTGGTAATACCGATCCGATTCTTTTTCCTTTCCCGTCGGGAATAAATATGTGAAACCTCTAACCAAGGTTGAAAGGTCGGTATCTTTTGTAATTAAAATATAATTCGGGTTTGCCTGCTGCCATGCCGGAACCATTGTATTGTGAATTTGAGCCACTTTTACAGTCTGGTTTTCTAAGAAAGCGTAAATAACCTCGCCTTGGCGCATAACACCTTTATCATCAATGATCAGGTAATCGTTACGCACAATTAACCACTGTAAAATATTGTCTTTGTAAACGTAGTTAATAGCCTCCGTACTGTTAACCTCAAAAGGGTACGGTTTTAATGTTGCCGGCTTATCAGGGCGTGTTTCCCCTTTAAATTCAACAACACAAAAAGTATTTGGATCCGTTTTATCGAACTGTGCCATGCGCTTTTCGAGATATTTCTCAACGCTTTGTTTCCCCCAAAACTCACTACCAATTTTTAATATTTTGCGTTTATTTTCCGCTGTGGTCTTAGCGTCTTTACCTTCCCATACAAAGTGTTTCATTGCGGGTGTACGCCCTACTTTATTCAAAGGCTTAACGCAGCTGTTTAAAATATCTGCGGTGTTTACAATAGTTAAGTTTACACGTTGGCGGTGTAAATCTTCGGTTTCGCGCGGTGCAAACTTTTCCAATTTGTCTGCAATGCCATGGCCTGTAGCATAAATTTTATAATCTGATGCCAAATCAACTACATGTTTGTAATCTTGGTGGCGAAGGTTGTTTCTTACTGTTTCAAAAACAATCGATACATCATCTTTAAATTCTGGCATGGCAAATAGTTGGTTTGGTTATACAAATATAGCTTTTTATTATTGCGCTTTAAAATGGTCGTTAAAAACGCTGGTTAAAAAATATAATAAAGCATCACAAGTGTGACCCCTTTCTTGGTACGTTTTACCTTCTTTGGTTACTGTGGTTTTCAATATACCGCCGTCCGGACCCTCCTTGCAGAATTCCATATCCCCGCAAAGTTCCTTACATTTTTTATGGATTTCAATATCAAAAGGAAATTTACCTGCAAAAGCCTTATTACAAAACCGGCGACGTGACTCTAAACCCGTGTTTACAATTACCCGGCGGCTTTGATTGGATAAATACTTATGGAATTTCTTTTCGATCGCATGGTAATTATCCCGTGTATCTTTACTCACGGTTGATTTGTTGCCACCCGAATAGTCACCATAGTAAAACATGCCATTGCGTAATAAATCACCATGGTATGTGATAATTTCTTCGCTTAAACTTTCGCTGTCATTCTTAGGGTTCGCCAAACAATATTCATTAAACACCCTTACCAAGTAACGCCCTGTTTCTTCAATAAATTTAACCTGAATACAAAGGCCGGTCATGTAAGGCACGGCGTTAAAGTCAAAACTTAAATGCACCGCTGCTTCTGGCCATGGTTCAAATTCTTTAACGTGTGTTAATCGGTTGTAAGTGGTACAATATTCCCCGCCTGTTTTACCGAATGGTGAGGCGTAAATAAGCATATCAATAAGGTTAGGACTACCAACCAAATCTTCGATCATGCCAGAAATGTAATCACTTGGTAAGAATTTATTGTGGTAACTGCTGGCAATTACAACAAATTGACGGCTTTTGCGCTTCCTGTAATAATCTGTTTTGTCAAAAATATGCTTTACAATTTCGTCGGCATCTTCATCAAGGCTAAACCATTCACTCAACCAACGGGTTTTTGATGGTGACGTAAAAATATAAAGAGGGTTGTAAGATTGATAACCGTCCTTATCTTCTTTACTGATCGCGCCGGTTTTTGGGTTTATCCACATGCCCTTTTGCCTTAACCGTTGGATAATAACTTCCTTAACAGCTTCTTCTTTTGTGTCTTTGGTTTCATCAAGACAGGCCCAGCCAAACTCGGTACCGTCAATCACCTTGTAATTATCAAGCGATGCGGTAAATATCATCGCACCGTTTGAAAAACTTATTGTGTGTTCATAACTGCTTAAATCAGCACCAAATCTTTTAAAGTGTTTCGGCGGCTGTACACCTTCCACGTATTGAAGGCCTTTTACTAAATTAAACTGCTTTTCCCAAACGTTTTTTATACGGTCTAATGTTGATTTTGTTAGCTGGCCATAAGTATTGGCACCAATAAACCCGCGAACCTCTGGGTTATTTAATACCAATTCTATGGCAATAGTTCCAGCCGTTTGACTCTTACCAATACCAACACCACCAAGGAATAAAACACGCTGCGCTGTGGTTTCCATAATTTCCTGCTGTGGATCTGAATAATCCAAAGTAACAATAGTCGGAAGCTTTTGCGTGTTCAGGTCAATATCATCGAAATTTAATTCGCCCATTTTTTTGTAAGCATGCGCGCCGAACTGTGCGGAATTAATTTAACGTAATCAGTGAAAGGGATTTTTAAGGTGAAACAGTTTGTGCCGTCACATACTGAAGTTGCGCGGCCTTTTTCTTCTGGCCTGGCTGTTATAATTTCCTTAACGTTTATCAGAATTGGCTTTGTTGTGCAATCCCTGAAAAGGTCAACATCTTCTTCCGCTATAAGTCCGGTATCAATTTTTTGAAGTATCTCTTCCGGGTACACAAAGGCGTCGAAAAGTATTTGCATAGTGTAAAGGTAATAAAAAACCCGGTTATAAACCGGGCTTTATAAAAAATAGCAGTACCTTTTACGTTCAGGATCCGCGAATATATTACCTTCAGTTAAACGACTTCTGAAGAACTATTTTTTATTTACTTTATGAATACTGTCAACTATTTCCCTTGCGCGTTCCGGATTAAAGCCGCATTCCATATAGTAGGAAATATCCTGCATGCGGTCGGTGATTGTATCTTCGATCAACATTTGAGGCGCTGGCCATGGTTCACGTTTTTCTTCGTAACAGCCGCACATTGTGGCCATTGTTAAAATCAATAATAGTTTTTTCATTCTTTCCTTTGTCAAGTTTAATTAAACGTTTTAAAAGTTGCAATCGGTATGCGAAGCCTTTACGTTGGTCATGCATTTCAATTATCAGAAGCTCGCGTTCCACTACGCTTTAGTAATGATTGTTAATTCGCCTGCTTTTATCAGGTCGTTATTCGTGTGCTTAAAAAGCTTTATTGCGTTGTAAAGGCTTGATGCCGGCAAGTAATGGAAATACTTTTGTTCATCGAGCATGTAAGCCACAACTTTTGAATACTTTTTGCCAACGGGCATGCCAAACCATTTCATTCGGCCTTTTTGCTCCACAGGAATAAGCGGTGCTCGGTCAACAACGCCACTCAAAAGGTTTAGCCTGTAAACGTCATGGCCTGGGTGTAAAAGTTTAGCTACGCCCTTAAAATGCACTTTTATCCGTTCGGGTATTGGTTCTCCTTTTTTCATTATTCTTCGTCTTTTTTGTTGTACCATTTTTTAGGCTCGCGGTCTTCTAACCAGGCAAGCAGGCATTCAATTTTTTGTTTCATTTTTGAATTGTTTATGTTTTTCGATTATAAATTTAAGTTTTGTTTCGCAAGGTAACGGTCCAGATTCTTCATGAAATGGCGTAGTAATAAAATTATATGGAGCCTGAAATGCTTGGATAAATGTTCTACCATCAGAATATTCAGTTATAATCACTTTAGAAATTCTGTTCAATCCAAAAAATTGCCGGTGTGTTATTTCGTTATTGCTGTCCATTTATAATTTTTTTAGCGAAAGATTTCCTAACCATTAAATTTTTAGTCCTTTTAAAATACAAGTATCGTTTACTTTTACCTGGACAATCGGATAATAATACCCATTTCTTTTGAGTTAACTCTTGAAGTTCTTTAAGCCATTCTATAAAAGTCATATCAATGGGGTGTTTTTAAGGTTATACATAAGCCTAACACCACCAACTACATGCTTGTGCCTGTTACCAAACAACTGTAAGCGTCTTTGGCGGCGTTTTGCATTGCGCTTGTAGCGAAACTCTCTATAAAGTGTTTTAAGCATTATTTGCCTTTACAATCAAGATAGTGTGCTGAATTATCTGGAATAAAATCTTCCAGTTTAGGCGTTAAGGCCTCTACTTTCAATTCCAATTCGGATATTTTAAAAATAAGGTGCGTGTGAAGTATATCGTCATACTTAGCGTCAGGTTTCGTTTTAAGAATCTCATCCAGTTGGTCGGAAAATTCTTTTGTGTTTTGTTTCGCCCTTTCGGTTAATTCAGGTGTTACTTTCATTTGGTTTTTGGGTTATATGTATAATAGCCGTCGTGGCCTTGTAATAATGTGAATAAATTCTGTAATTCATGTACGTATTCTACACCGGCGTGTAACAGAATATCGCCTTTATCCGTACTTCTTTTCAAATACCACTGAAATCCAAATTCAAGATACAAACCAGAAAAATTTGTTGTTTGGAACCTCTTGCCTTCTTCTCTCAACTTAAACATATTTTTTAAAATGACCTCTGTAATTTTAATAGGCTTATTTGGCAGTGATGTAATACCGCCTCTTATTGCATGGGCCTTAAATTCTTCACCGTTTATTTCTTTAACCCAACACAGCCGTTCTTTCTGATCGTGTAGCAAATTACCTATCATTAATTTATCTGGTTCCATCGCTTTCTTTTTTAGTCATATCATTTTGAATTTCCTGAAACGCAGCAAGAATAGCTTTTAGAACAATGATACCGTGTTTATCCTTTGGCACAATTTTCATTACCAAAACCAGAATCCAACTGGCAAAAATCATTCGTATGTCGTTACCTATTTGTTTCATAATTAATCCAGTGTATCAGGTAATATAATGTTCACTTCCCCTGTGAAATAAATGTTATTTAATGAGTCGATTATTGTATAACCGTGAGCGTATGTAAATCCGTTTGTGATTTGATGAACACAAGTAAATGGTTTTTTATGTTCATTTATCCAAACCTGCGCTTTCTTATCGTTCACGTCTTTATCTGAGCATGAGGCTAAAAATAAAGCGAATATTAATTTTTTCATAATGTTTGTTTTGCACCCCAAAAGCCCGACCAGTAGAATCAGGCTTGCCGTTTTTTCAACCCACTTGAACCGGCTTGTTGGGTACCAGTTGCCTGGCACCTCAAAACCCCGCTCTTATTTCAGAAGCGGGGCCCGTATATCACTAAGGTTGAGGCTTGCAACAAACGCAAGTAGGGCAAGGTTAAAACCCCTTAAAGTAATTTAACAGGGTTGTGAAACGTGATATATAAATGTTTTTAACATGGTCATTAAGTACACGGCCGTTAAGACCGGTTTCAGGTAAATGTATTGTCATTCCAAGTGTTTGAGCGGCTAGTTTAGTGTAGGTTTCAAGTTTACCGTTTAACCATTTAATATCACAATCTCTAAATTCTAAGTTTTTAAACTGATTAATTATTTTTTCAATAGGAGTTATTAATGTTTCTTCGATTATGAATTGTTCGATTACTGAGTTTGTAGTTTTCATTTTGCGTTTGTTTTAAATTATACAGCAAATATACATCGCCTTTTGAATATTTGCAAATATTTTTGAATATATTTAAATATTTAACATTTGGATGTTTTGTTAAATTTATGGTCATTTATTGGCACCTATATACAAAGTGGGACAAAAATTATTTCATATATTTATTAAAAAAAATCATGGATTTTAAAATAGGAGATAATGTAAATTGGTTATTTGGAGAAGGGGGTACTTACAGAATTGTAGCTACCAAAACAGAGCCATATAAAAGAGTTAATATGGAATCGGTCTCACCTATTGGTGAGTATGACTACGTAATAGTTAAGAACAGAACGGAAAAAGACGGTGATGATATGTTGTCATTTCAACATGTGCCTAAACAGCATTTGGAACCAGTGAAATAATTTCCGTATATTTGTAAATGAAAACAGGCGGTAAATGAACCGCCTGACGGATAACGGACAAACTAATGAGATTTGCCGTTTCCTATTTCGTCTCCCAACGAATATTTTTTTAAATGGGAATGAGTGGCGTGGTTGCGGCCCCGCCGGAAAAACTAGGCAGGACGCTCTTGGCTTTTAACACCAAGAGATGCAAGCAAGGCACCTATTTCTCTTTTACTCATTCCCATTTTAAATTTCATTATCTCATTAATTGTTGCATATTCTGTAAGTGACCAATTATCTCTGCCAACTCTGTTTTTGCTTTATCTGCTGGAATACGAACCTCTGAAAATGAAATTTTAAAAGTTAACAAATTTCCATTTGTACGCTGATCTGATGGCGGCGTAGGTGGGGGCGTCTCACTTTTAATTTTTTCACTTTTGTTTTTTTCCGAAGTTGTTGTTTTTGTTTGTCCAGGTTTTCGACCGGGTTTTGTTCCGGTTCTATTATTTTCAATTGGCTCAGTAATAATTGGCGTTACCCCATCATCAAAGACGCCATTTGCATCTATTAAACCTAGTGCGTGAGCGTTTTCTAAAAAAATCTTAGCACATTGTTTTGCGCCCGGATCGGTAAACTCTAACGTTCTAATTAAATAGATTTCCAGTCCGCCCACTGGAGTCATTTTACCTCGCCACTCAGAAGTTATTTTTTGATACACAGGAACGTTCCCCATTTATTGTTAAAATGGCACTTGGCCCAATACCCACCGGCGGCCACTTTGTGTTTCCCGCCCTATTTATTCCCGCTTTTTAAGCGTAAAAGTGATAGCTTCCATACCTGCACCGGCTGAAATTGTTGTTTCAACCTTCTTTTTCCAGTCTGTGGCGTTTCTGTTTGTTAAAAAGAACTCAATTGCCTTTGTTTCTGGTAATTTTTGTTTGTAAACTTCCACAACCGCACCGGACGGCGTGGCAACTTCTTCTTTGTATTCGTAGCCTGTGGCATTTTTAAACAGTGCTTTTTCTACTTCTGCAACAGCTATGCCGTTATTCTTGTGTATTTGGTACGCGAAGTACGGCTCATCTTTTATGTATTCGTAAAACGTTGATTTTGCGACACCTAGCTGTTTTATTATTTCGTTGTTGTTGAAACCTTTACTGGCTAAACGCCCAGCTTGCACTGCTAACATTTTTTTCTGGTAAGAAATTTCAGCTTCGCACATTTCTTCAGGGTCCGATTCCTTTTCGGGATGTATATAAATGGCAGGTAGTAATACCATTGCCTTTTTACGGCCATTTTTTTTTGCCTTTTCGGTAACTTCTTTGGCTATGTTTTCGCGTTTTTTAGGCTGTGGGCCTGGCTTTGATTGCTTATCGCGGGGCAGCCCCTTCCCGGATTTAAATTTACCCTTGGCGCTTGCTTTTCCCCTACCTGGAACGTTTGGGTTATTCTCCTTGTTGTCTTTGTTTATTTTCGAGTCTTTGGGCATCTATTAAATCAGCGTTAACGCGCATGTAAACTGAAACAACGGTGTTCAGGTCATAAAGATCCTGTTCAATTTTGAAGCGGATCATGAAAGTGGCCGCTGCCTCCTGTATTGTTATTGATGGGTAAAGGAAGCGGTACGTGTCAATAAAAACAAATATAGCGGTGTGCATGGTTTCGCGGCGATATAACGCCGGAATAACACCTTCCAAGTACTTGTTTTTTTTGCCACCCATTTAAACAAAAGTACAAAATTTTTATTTAATTGGGTAACCCCCACCAAACCCGATTGATCTGGTGGGTGGTAGAGGGGTTTAATTAATTGGGACTTGCTTTACAAATGTTACAGAATCACCTTTTGAAAATCCTAGCCATTTATCCCTGCTTATTTCTTCATGACTGCCATCAGTGTAAATAACGTAGTAATTGGATTTTGTATAAACATTGGGTTGTTGGCGAAATTTTCCATTCCAAACATCGTATTTGTAATGATAGTCAGTGTACTGTTCTTGCACTTCTTTTAAATCCTTAATAGCTTTTTTGTAGGATACTGTTTTGTATTCCACTTGTTTAACAGGGTAAATATTAACAGGTGTTTGAGGTTTACGTTCACTTTCACTTTCACAAGCCGTTAAGCCGATTAAGGCTATAATTACGATGATTTTTTTCATATTTATTATTGTTTTTATTGGTTTTAATTTCATCTCTTTATCCCCGAATTATCTGGAGGTGGATTACTTCTTAGCTTCCTTTAAATATTCGTCAAGCTTTGTTGATATTAAGGCTGTGGCTTGATATGGAATTTTTGATAAAGACGTGTCCGATTGCACATAGTCCATCGTTTTACCACCTGCATAGATAAGGATCATTTCATTTTTCGTAGGAATTAAAACCTGCGCTAAGGCAAAAACTACGATTAAAGAGTAAGCCAATCTCAGCGGCCATTTAGCTTTTTTATCCAACGCCTTTAAATACTCATCGTTTTCATATATAATAACGTATCGAAAAAATATCCAAATAAATACTGCGGCTACAGAAATTACTGTTATTGCTACTGATAATCCTTTTAAACCGTCTAACCTTGTCAGCCAGTATAGTTGTTGGTAGTTGTTCATTGTTTTATATCGGGTTTTAATTTAAAGCCGTTCCCAGCGGCTGATGTTGGTTATAACGTTGATAATTTAATATAATCCTTGTGAATACTGCTAGGTGTGGAAGTACCGAACCAAACAACCTTAGCACATTCCTTATTTTTAGTAAAGCCTTTTATTACACCAATTCTATTTTTCTTTTTAAACTTACTCAACCTTTGTAAACCCAGTTGTGAATACATGACTTCGTCGCCAATTTTATACATTTCCATTCAGGCTTTAATATCCTCGGCCAAGGAGGGGTTATTCTACTTGTTTTTTGTAAATAAATTCGTCAATTTTTGAGAATGGTTTTTCTGAACTGTCATTTGCTACTTTTGCCACAAAAACACGAATATCCATTAAATCACTATCCAGTTTCTTCAAGTGCATGGAAAATATTTCATTAATAACCTTGCTCTTCCCTCTAATTGCGCCTTTAGAGTTTACTTTTAATTTACTGAGCGCTTCTTCTATATCATTGAAATTCATCCTATCCGTTTTTAAATTGTTTACACGCAAGATTCTAATTCTGATCTGTAATAACACCAGTCTCTCATAATGCTTTTTTTATCTTCTCCGCTTAACCAAATGGCAGGCTCCATTTTCATTGTAAATTTTGACTGAGGATTTATTTTTGAGTGTTTAAAAACTACCCACAAGCCTCTATTATTTCCTGAGTTTTCGATTTCTAAATGACTTATTTCAGCCATTGGAATTACATGTTTCCCATTGTCCCAAATTGATTCTGATACTTTTCCCATCTTGTTTTATAGTTTAAATTGTTTATTACTTCACCTTACAATAGGTTTGTGATGTTATTTATTTCTTCATTCCACTTTTTCATTTGATCTTCACTAACTAAGCTCTTTAATTTTTCCCTCCAATAAAGATTTTTAATTTCTTTCTCTGCATTGATTTTTTTAACCTTACCAAGATCAGTTTTTGGATCTGTTGCATCCCAATCAGCGGGAGCATTTATTACTTTTAACCACACTGATAAAAGACTTCTTATTTTACCGGGTAACTTTTCCTTGTCTAATATGTTTTCGTCGAGAATAGACTCAATAATATTGTTTACCAAAATGTCTAATGGTAGGGTCTTTTTACTCATCGCTACTCCCTTCTGCTCTGTACTTCACCTTAGTTGACTCGTATTCGGATAGGGCTTTGCGTACAATTGAATTACGTTGCTCCACATCATAAGCGTAATCAGCAATTCCGTCTATTTCGCACATTAAAAAATATTGGCCAATCTCGCTTGCTAACTTCTCACCCCGCTGATTTGCTTCGGTGAGTTGGGATTGTAATTCATGGATAGCTTTGAGAGGCGTCTTACCGATCATTTCTATAAGTTGCTGTTGCTCGCTTCCGTTCCTTACTTGGTTTAGATGTAGGTTTTCATTCAAATCGGCAATCTCCGCCTTTTGCTGGTCTATGGTGGATTGGAGTTCAGTTAATTTACTTTCGTGTTCACCCAAATGATAGGTAACAATTACACTTCTAAGTCTGGTTATATCCACATAGGCTTCTTCAAGTTTTGATTCAAGCTCGGCTACTCTATTATCGTGTTTTATTTCTTCTGGTTTCATTGCTGGGTGGGAGCTAAAAATTTATCTACTATCTGCTCGGAATCCATATTAAAAACTCCCGAAACTTCGCCTGACTTTGACCATAGAGATATTTTATCAGAAGGATTGAGTTTTTGAAACCATTCCAAAAAACTAATTAGAGATTGTCTTTCCAACTCTATCATAGCTTTTAAAGCATTATCAGCCTCAACTATTTTTGTATGTCTAAAAGGAACTTCAATATAAGGTGCCAATATTTCTTCTTTTGTTTTCATCTTATCTATTTTTTAAATTATTTCTTTTCGGTTAACTTCCTTTCAACTGTGCAAATTGTATCGTTGTGCCAGCCGCCGTGAGCCACCATTAAAATTTCAATTATTTCAAAGCCATACTTTTTACCAACGCCGCCAGAGTTCCATCCGAAAGTGATACATATTCCGCCCGGCTTAACAATACGGCCTATTTGTTCCTTTTGTTTGCTCCAGTAGCTACCCTGAGTAGTTTGCATGTTAACAGCCATATCCATTTTTTTATAGCATTCAGATATTTGCCTACTTGAATACGGAGGGTCGTACAAAACCATATCAACTGAGTTTTCGTTAAGCATCTTTAGAAAATCAGTAGCATCCATTGAAAAATTACAAGCGTGCGCAGGATCCAAATCATTTGTAATGTTGGCTATTCTGTTTTTGTTAGCAAAGGGACCAACTACGTTTTCAAGACCTTCACGGTGCTTCATAATCAATTTATGAATACATCGAATATCGAAAGTATTACTGTTTGGCATTTCCCAGATTCTATTTATTTCCATACTTTATTTCTTTTCAATTACCACTACCCAATTTTTGGACGGGTCTACGTTGTTGTCGGTCAATAGCAGTTTAAACAATTCAATTGGAGGAATTACCCAGTGTTCTTGGTCTACAATCATTTCGCATTGCTCCTCCGTCAATTCAGTTGATAGGCCGAGGAGTTCGTAGCCAATTACGCCGTCTAACATTCCACCATAATTACCGTCATGTTTTGCGTAATGATAATTAAAATAACCATCTTCGTCAATTTGAAAATGAGTGGCACCATCTGGCAATTCTACAAGCACTATGCTCGCCTTGCCTGTTTGTATCTTTATTTGTTCCACTTTGCTTTGTATTTATCTATAAATTCTTGAGGAAATTCAGTTTTAAAACCACAATTACATTTGAACTGATTATGTTCATGGCTCCATTTTGTTCTTGGGCCATTATACCTGCAAAAATAATTACCGCAATAAGGTGCATAATTTTCAACAGTCATTAAATTTTGCCTTACAGTTGTTGTTTCCATAGTTTTATTGGGTCATGGGATTAGTTTAATAACATATTCAAACCCTTCTTCTGTAAGTATGCCATCATTAGATGGATGGGGGTCAAAAAAAAGTTCGCCGTTTTTATAAATCACTTGATGCATAACGTCGCGATTGGATATGCCGTAAGCAAAATAATATTCACATTCTAAAGGGATTTCGCTTTTATTTTTGGCGTGAAATATTTCGTAACCATGATGTTTCCACCACAATTCAACACATGAATACCAAAATCCGTTTGGCTTTGTACAAGCAAATAACTCTTCAAATGCCGGACAATCAGATATTTTTAAACCTAAAAAGTTGGCATAAGTAGCTACCATGCAATTGCCCCTTAAACCCTTTTCAGCATCATAAAGTTTTGTTTGTTTTTCTCTTGTTATTTCCATCACTTTTCGTTTAGGGTTGTTAGTAATTCGTTCAGGTTAGATACTACACTTGCTAAAAGTGGCACATTAGCTTTAGCGTTTATATTTTGTTTTTGCGAGAAAAATATTGAATCGTAATCACAAATGTTTTTTTAACCCTGTAATCTTCGGCATATTTTCCGTGCAATTCATTAAGCCCCACCTTACACGCTTCAAGTTTGGCAGTCAAACTCTCCACTTCTGATTTAGCGGCGGCGTAATCATTAAGCATGTTTACAATGTGCTCGCCGACTTTATCCTGAAATTGAGCGGCTTTTTCTTCGTCAACCCATCCAGATTTTAACCTAAACATATTTTGAATATTTCCCCAACCCCTAAGGTCAGCTATTTTTTGAAGACTGTCTTTTGAGTCTTTAAGCCAAATATATTGACCTTCTGAGTCGTACGTAAATGTACCGGTTAAATACTTTGCTACTTCACTCTCTTTGCCGCATTGGCTATTTGGTTCGGTGTTAGGCATGGTTAATTTGATTATAATAAACTAATTTGTATTTTTTAGTAATAGGCTGTAAACACATTACTGCGCAATTTTCTTTTACATACTTAACCTCTAATTCTTTGGCTGTATGATAAGATGATGAAATAGTTTTACCAACCAACGACCTTAAAAAAGAATAAACAATTTTTAAATTATCATCTTGGTTTAACGGAGTTTGTTCAATTACCTTTCTATTGGTAGTGCCTTTGTTTTTATGATTTTCACAACGATACGAATTTACCTTTTGAGCATTTTCACCTTCATTACTTCGAGTTCTTAGAACCACTGAATATTTTGCGACGTTTGCACACTTCATGAGTTGTCCGTGGTTACATTCGCACTTATGTATTTTTGGTAGTTTTTCCATCTCTTATGGTTTAATTGGTGGGGTTAATACTATTTTCTTTTGTTACGCTTAGCTTTTTTACGCGCCTTTAATTGTTTAGGCGTCATCTGAGATTTTTTCATTCCAGATTTTTTAGACGAACCTGTACTAATCGGAGTTGTACTAATTGCGGCGGTCATTAACAATGCAGCGCCTAACATTTTCTTCATGCTCATGTTATTTTCTTTTAATGGTTTGGGTAATTATACGGCAAATATATACATATTTACATATATCTGCAAATATTATTAAATATTTAACATTATAGTTCGAATGAACTTTTTTCTGGATACAAAGTTTGAATGTATTTTCTCATTGCCAAACACATGGCGGGTTCAGCAGTACTAAACATTTGCCGGCCTTCGTTAAGTTGTAAAATACGCGGTAAAGTGTAAGCATGGCTTATTTTGCAATCTGACACAAATTCGCCTGGTAGGTTGTTTAAATTGCAATAAATAGATTTTGAAATGTACCCGAATGGAATATTCCAGTTTAATTTTTCAACTGTTTTTTTATATAAATATTTGTTGAAAATTGTTGGCAGGTGTACATCATAGTTTAATATAGTACTGCGTTGTTGGGCTAATTCTATTAGTGTTGCCTTGGCGTGTTTTTGATATTCACCAACGTTTACTTTTACCGTATATTCAAGATCAGATTTATAATAATTCGGAAAATTTACTGCGTCCATTTGCTGCAGTAAAAAATAATCATCATTAAAAAGCATGAAGTTTGGTGTTATTTCTTTTTCGGTTGATGCCCGCAAAATCTTTGCCATTATGTTTCGAGCTTTGTTTGTGTAAATATCCTTATGTTCAATGAAGTTTATTTTATCATTAAGGAAAGTCGGCTTTACGCCAATCAACCAAACTTTGTTGTAATTAATTAAATGCTTTTCTATTGAACGGAGGCAATACTTTATTTCAAAGTAAGATCCTTTACATAGTAATATTACAACGTCGTTTGCCATGGCTATTTTTTTATAACGAATACAATGTTCTGGTAAAAATGTATAGACTCAATTTTGTAAACCGATTCGGCTGAAAATTCAACAGGCAAAAACTTTTCGTTTACACAGTTTATCAATTCACGCATAAGGTTAATAGGTGTTTCGGCTTTAAAATCCATGAAATTTTGTGTGCCACCAAAACCATGATCAGGATAAAAACTTCCCTCAAGGTCTTCAATAACATAAACTCCGCCACTTTTTAACCAGGGAAATAAATGCTTAAAAGTTTGAATTGTAGGCTTACAGAAATGACTTGCATCATCGATGATGATATCCGGTTCGCCACATTTTAGCATTACTTCCATAAGAAAATCGCCATCATCTTGGCTGCCTTTATAAACGCTTACACGGGGGTCAAATTTAAGCCCAGACTTATCGAAAATGTCAATGGCGTGTATTTGTGCCTTTTGGCTTATAAAGTACTCAGAAAAGGCTTTAATATCGCCACCGCCTCTGTCCGGATATTCATATCCGCCAATTCCAACGGCCACAAGTTTCGTATTTGTGAAACGGAACTTTTCGAAGTGTTTTTCGTAGTATGGTGAGTAATTATGGTGCTGGGAACTTTTATCGGTTCCGTGCTTTATAAAAAGCTTATCGAGTGAGTTTTTTACTTGCATTTATAAGCTAAATTAAATATTGACAAAGAACTTTTTATACCTAAAATTCCAACTGAACATTGAATTGCACCCCAAGATTCTGGATTACGTATAAAATTAAGTAGTCCTGTTAAAAGTGAATTAACTGCTATCGAACAACAGAAAATAGCCAATAAAATAAATATTGTAATTTTTAATAATTTCATAGTTAAATCTTTCTGAATACGAATAAATTTTCACGCAAATAAGCAACGTGACCTTCAATAACAGAACGCACATTTTTTGTCATTTGCGGTTCCATAATGAAGCCTAAATCCTCAATTTTTTCAATTACATACCAGTCAGGTCGCGTATTAACATGCCCATAACCTTGCTGGCCTTCATGCGCGCATGACATAACCAAAAAACCGCCTTTAATTACATGTTCGGTAATGTTTTCTAAAAACGGCTGTTCAAATTGCTTAGGTAAATGCTCCCAAACCTCTATACACATTACATTTCCGGCGTTTAATTTAAGGTCAAGTCTTTGGCTTAAATCCTTTTTTAAAACCATTGATACAGGAACTTCCATCTGTATTTTTTCGGTACCTTCTATTCCGGTAATGTGTCCAAAGCCTACATCATTCAGGTATTTTAAATAACTACCTGGGCCGCAACCGTAATCGTATACCGGCAATGTTTTTTTGAAAATACCGGCGATGTATTCCGCTAAACGGTAACTGAACAAATGCCCGGTTTTTGCATCTTCTTCCGTAAAAATTCCTGTTTCTGTTGGCATAATTTATATTTTTAAGTAATTTGTTGGTATTAAATATCTCAATGGCACTTCTCTAAAATCAGTACCGCCGCCCGGTATACATTTTTCAACTAAAGCCCTCGGTTCTTCATAAAATTCGCCGGTCTTGCCATCTTGAAAAATTGGGTAATATGCAATTTTCCATCCGGTTGACCTGTCCATTATGTAACGGAAACCTAATTTATGCTTAACCCACAATGGGTCCTTTAAAGCGGCTTTTAAATCCATTATTACCCTAATATTTTTTTATAAAAAATATTAATTGATTTATTCCTTGATTCACCTAATTTTAACTCAACAATATTATGAAATTTTACATCCCACCCTTCAACTTCCATCCATTTAAGTTCAAGTTGACGAACGAAAAAAACATCTCCATTAAGTATTAATCTTATAAATGTTATTCTTTCAGGCCTTAATAATTCTAAAACACAATTTACATCATTAATTTTCGTCTCTAACCTATAATTCATAGATTCATTATCAGGATTAGATTTTACTTCAAATTCATTAAAAGGCAATGTAAAAATTTTATCAATTATTGTATTTAATGCTTCTATATTATCCATTATTTATAAAGTTGGGTTAAAGGCCATGAATCAACATATTCACGCAGTCCGGCCTGATCAAATGCGTAAATTTTTTCGAGTTCGTCGTGGTTTTGTTTATCGTATTTGTTGCCGGCACATTTGCTGTTTGGCCCCTTGTA